TAGACGGCCCCGCTTGGACTAAACAACCAGCGCGTTCAGGTAGATGTTCAGGCTATAGATGGTCTTGCTTCTGCCGCTACTGTCTTAGGCTTGTGGCTGGCCGAGGGAGTGCAAACTGTTGCGGATAGTGGTACAACGACAACATTAGTTGATGCGGTATTAACGCAAGCAGACGGCTATTGGAACGGCGCGCTGTTGATCTTTAGGACAGGAACTAACGCAGGGCGAACAGCAATTATCACGGATTTCGATGCCGCAACCGATACCCTTACATTCACCCCCGCTGTCCCCGACGCCGTTACCACCGAAGGATACGTCCTCGTCCCTGGCCTCGGTCATGCCGACATAACCGCCATCAGCCAGGATGCCACGGCTGCGGACAACCTCGAACTCCAATACGACGGCACCGGGCTTCTTGGAGACACCTTCCCACTGCGACAAGACCAGGGGGCTTCAATAGGGACCGCGCAAGCTGGGGGAGCAGACAACGCAATTGTGCTCGCAGATGCTTCAGCGTTTGCTAATAACACCTTAATAGGTAATACGATATTCATTCATACAGGTACAGGGGCAGGTCAGTCTAGGAGTATTACTGCTAATGTATTATCAACGGATACGTGTACGGTTGATAGAGATTGGATAATAAACCCTGATGCAACTTCTCAATATGAAATTCACGCAGGTAACGTAACTGTGGCGCATATCCTTGTTGCCGCCCTCGCGAGGTTTGCAACCGAGGATACATCCGTAAGCACTGCGGCGAGCGGCTCCGTCTCTAAGCTTGCACAGTTCACATTAGGCGCGGGAACTGCAATCGTGCAGACTCTTGATGGTACGGTGTACTGTAGCGAGTCTGATATAAACCAAGTCTATGGGGGTGACAACGTACAAAAGTGGGCAGACCTGAATAATAACGAAGATGCGGATGAAATCACAGCACGTATTAACAGGGCAATCACAGTTGCTACCAATGGGATAAACGATATTCTCAGAGGTGGTCGATATGCCTTGCCTATTACTGACACAACTGCTGCTGTAGCTCTTATAGACTTATGTGCAACTCTTGCTGGTGTTTGGCTGTATGAGAGTAGGGGTGTTGAAGACTTTGACCCGGAGACAGGTAGAGCCGTTCATAAGTTAGTATATATGCGTGATAGGGCTACAAAGAAACTCGAAGCTATTCGCGCTAATCGTATTCAGTTAGATGTGGAAAAGACTACACGAAAAGGTACAGCCTCTCCAAGGTCTGTAAGGTAATATTATGGGAACTCCTTCAAGACATGAAGGTGACTTGTTTGTAACAGGTTCTTTGCAGGCTAATACCAACATCCCGTCCGCACTATCAATATCGAATTCGCATATCGCTGTTGATGCAGCAATTGCGTACACGAAGATTAAGGGGATGGTGCGCAAGACTTTTGCCGAAGAGAGCGGACTTACTGTAACAGTTCAATCGTGGGTCATTCATGTAGCGTTAGGGACTACAGGAAACATAGTAAAGTTTGCTGCGGGATTTGTTACAGCAGGGACGGGAACAACTGAGGATACTACTGTTGAACTACACAAGAATGGTGCAAACATTCTTACAGGCCATATATCACTTGTGTCTGCTGATAGCGACTTAGACGTTGTTGATGGTGTCATTGGTACTGCCCCTTATGTTATAGGTGATGTGTTTGAGGTGAAAGTCACGGTTGTTGCGGCGGGTGATGGTAATGCAGGTGAAGGATTCTTCTGTGAGTTACTTACTGAGGAAGATGCGCAGTAGTTATGGCAAGTGTGAAACTAAATCTTGAGCCATTGAAGCGGTTCGTCTTACTACTTGCTAATGACTTGCGCGGCAGTGGTTTCGGACCTGTTCGCAATGCACTGAAGAAGTGGGCAGCTAGGTATCGTGGTGCAGTTCAACGGCGCTTCGTGAAGATGAGCAAGGGCGGTTGGCCTAGACTTAAACGAAGGCGCAAGAGAGGTGCACGAAATAGGGCGTTAGTTCTTCGGGATACCGGGCACCTGTTAGCAGCACTTGATGCGAAGTTTACAAGAAAGCCTGGACAGCTGGAGCAGAAGATTCTTTTTGGTGTTCGGGTTGGTTACGGTGGAAGTATGGCACATCCTGTCTATAGTGGGATAACAATTGCTAAGCTTGCGGAGTACCACCAAACGGGCGCAGGTAGTTTACCCGTAAGAGAGACTATCGTCGGGACCGATAAGCTTAGCCCGTCACTTGTTCCGGGAATGCGCAAGGATATGTCACAAGCTCTTAGGGAGTTAGCGAAAACTACAGGAAACTAATGGCAGTAAGTACCGACCCATTCTCGATTGTCTACGATGCTCTTTGGCAAATGGTCGAGGACTATTCTGGATTCACTGATCTAGTAAATGTTGGTAATAGATTACGGTTTGCTTCGGATATTCGAGACCCACTTAAACGTGAAACACTGACTAATGATTTTCCCGCTGTGGGCATACTAGCCAACGGACACTTTCCCCACTTACAAAGAACATCAAACTCTTCAACAGTTACATCAAGATTCATCTTCATGTTGGTGTCAGGGGAGCAGCAATTAGACAGGGCCTTATACCCAATTACTTGGGAGATGCTTCGGGCTATGACTAAGTGGGCTACGAGACTACAAGCGTTGACCTGGGAGACTAAGACATTCGTTACTTTGGCAAAACCTATAGACTCCTCAGAGATATTCACAGAGGATACGTTTCTAGGAAGCACTAAAGGTATCCTCGGTTGGTCGGGACGTTGGGACTATGAAGTTGAGATGCAATTCTTAACAGCAGACTTGAATCCTTAACAGTAAGGTACTAATACGATGACGATTCTTAGTGGAATCTTGGGGGTTGTTGAGGGCAAATCCGCTGTAGCAAAGTGGAACGTTTCACACACAGCAGACCTTCAAGAGATTGTTGCGTCTAATACGCAAGGCATGACAGTTACCTTAAAAGGCAATAAAGACTGGACAGGTAGTTATGAAGCTTATGGCGCAGAACTTACTTCGTTGCCTGGACAGTCTCTTGCATTTGCGGGGTCGATTGATGGGACAGTAGGTGTGCAAGGTGATGTTATCATTGATAACATTGTAGTCACTTTTAATATAGAGGGTGGGCTACCTATCAAGTATGTTGTCAATTTCTCCGCAAACAGTGACCTAACAATAGGTGCTGATGTTGTAGCAGATGACACTACACTTGCAGGGATGCCTTCTAGTGTTGGCGTAACTGTTGAGCTAGGTACGTCTGCTGACCCTCCCATAAGTTATGTTGCAATCTCCGATGTGCGAACAGTAACTATTACTATTACGGCGGACAATAAATCCTTTGTATCCTCTAGCACAAGTGGTAGCACTCGCAGACTTGCGGGTAACCTTAAAGCAGAAGTTGCTGTAACAGTTTATGAGGATGACTTTGCAGACTTGCCGATACTTAATGCGTATCATGGTCTAAAGGTCATCTTACCTAATGCAGAGTTTTGGGAGTTCATTTGGGTGCAGGTCATGGCGGCTACCGATCTTGAAGTTAATAGGGAAACTGCCGAGCCTGTTGGTGCAACCCTTAATTTTAAGTTTAGTGGATTCCAAGAAGTGATCGCCGGAACTATGGCCGATGGCAAGATTGATGCACCGGGTGAGTCCAACTTCTGGTCAGGAGCGCCGTAATAATATGACAATAGCAAAAGCAACAGGTGCCCCTTTGGAGATTACAGTTGATGGGGAGAAGTTTAGATTCTCTCCAATGACTGATAAAGACTTCGGGGAGTTTGAGAACTGGATACAGTACAAGGTTGTTCAAAGTGCTGTAAAGCTTCTCGATGAAGCTCCAGCAGAGTATCGTGCGGGTATCTTACAGGATGCTTATGCACGGGCGGCTAAGGTGTCTCTTGCTGATCCTGCATCTTCTGCATTCATGGGGACGATAGATGGTGGGGTGAAACTACTCTACCTTTCTTTGAGGCATGAGCACAAAGATATTGAGGAGGATAAGGTTAAGACTTTAATGCTTAATCCTGAGTTCTCTAAGCAGATGTTAGCAGCATTGGATTGGATCAATAGGTTATCGTCAAACAAATCAACAGCCCCAAACATACGGCGGCGCAAGACGCGCCGCAAAGCCAGACCGAAGAAGAAAAAGAAGGGGCGATAGCAAATCAGTATCGCGAGTTTGCGAGGAGATACGGATGGGGTCCAAAGATTGTTAGTGATTTATCTCTTGAGCAAAAGCTGATGTATTTGGGTGGTGGCGAGAAGACTGTGACGTTTGACACTGTAGAAGAGGCGCGAGCATATCAGGCAAGTCATGGCAAATAGTATTACTATTGACCTGAAAGGTAATGATGCCCACTTAAAGGCTGTCTCTACCCGTGTTCAAGCTTCAATGAGAAAGTTACAGGTAAGCTTTCAAAGAGTTGCGCTTGCTGCTAAGATTATGCTGCTTGGTATTGGGGCCGGTATTGGGTTTGCGTTAAAGAGTGCAGCCGAGGCTGAAGCTGCTCCAGGTAAGTTTGACGCAGTATTTAGGGAGAGTGCTAAGTCCGTAACAGAGTGGGCAGACGTATTCGCTAAACAGGTCGGTAGATCAAGTCTTTCTATTCGCATTGCTGCTTCGCAATTTCAGAGTTTGCTTGAACCTATGGGGTTTACAAATAAAGAAGCTGCTGAAATGTCAACGCGATTTACTAAGTTGGCTATAGACATTGCAAGCTTTGAGGGGAAACTTGATGTAGATGTTGTTACGGATTTGTTATCTGCTTTATCAGGCAGTTCTGAAACTGTTGTAAAGTATGGAGCAGATATTAAGCAGGCAGCCGTGAATCAAGAACTACTAAATACAGGTATTGAGGGAGGTACTAAAAGCGCAAACAGAAATCAAATTGCTACAGCGAAGCTTAACATTCTTTTGCGGGATACTATCACAGCATTAGATGATGCAGCAGACACGTTAGATGAATCAGGGAATAAGTGGAAAGAATTTATGGGAATCCTTGAGGATGTATCTGTCATCATAGGCGAGACGTTTATGCCCATAGCTAAAGACTTATTAGAGACTGTTGCAGGTATTGCAAAATTTTTCTCCGTATGGGCTAAGTCGAATAAAGAACTGGTTATAACCTTTGTTAAGTGGGGCGCAGGTATTGGTGTAGCTATCTTAGCTATCAATGCTATGATAAAGGTTATTGCCCTGCTAAACATACAACTATGGAAAACAGTCGCCGCAAAGATTGCTGTGCTTGCGATGAGTGGTCCAACGGGCTTATTGCAGCTAGGCGCAGGGCTGTTGGCGATTGCAGGTGCAGGCCTGTTTGTAGAAGAGCAATTTCGACGAATCAAGCAGAGTGTAGACAAGGCTAAGAAAAGTATTACGGAGTCTAACGATGAGTCTAAGAAAGGTCTTGAGGATGCTAACAAAGCCAGGGAGAAAGGTCTTACAGATATTGTTGGAGGAGGTGGAGATGTTGTTGGGAAGTCATCACAAGAGAAGCTACTGCAACAACGGATAAGGGAGGACAGAGCTTTCCGAGGTATCAAAGATCCTTTAGCAGGCGTATCCAATCCTATCCTACGGGATCAGATTATCAAGGAGCAGAACCGGGCAATCCAAGCGCAGCAAGCCTTAGACAAGAACAATAAACTTCTTGGAGACATTCACCTAACCTTGAAGTCACCTTCACCCGTAGCTCTTGGAGCATTTGGAAAGTAGTTATGGCATTTGTTCCAGTAACATTTAGCGAGTATCAATCTGATGGTCCACATGAAAGTGTCGGGGAGGATGGAGTATTCCGTGCAACTAGAAGAGTAGTTTGTGCGTATTCTCGTAGGCATGAGTTGGCGGATTATTTATGGGGTACCACATATCCTTATGCTGAAAAGACGCAAGCTACAATGCGCAACATCTCCGATATAAGCCCTGTACCTGCGCAGTTGCAAGGAGGGTTTAGTGAGGAGTACGAAACTCGGGATGGGTCAGAGATTGTAACAGCAGTAGGTTCTTTAGCAGTATACGAGGCTGCTGTACTAACTCTTCAGTACTCTAACAAAGTTGATGCAGTAAGTGATGAGCCTGGACATAATCCTAGATTAGGTCCGGGGATATTGTCTATTGAACCTGAAGGTGATTTGTTTACAGAGGAGTTCACACCTACGGCAACCTATGAAACAATGGCGGAGGATCAATTAGGGTGGGCCAATGCTATTAGTACCAGCGGTATACCTTTTACTGTGGCCGAGATTAAGCGGGTTACAGCAGATGAGGCGATGCCTGTCCTAATACTGGGAGGTTCTTATACCTTGACTTGGTATCGTGTCAAAGGTATAAAGTCTGAGGTGATTAGTTTAGCAGGTTTCTGTAATAAAAGTGCTGTAGCTACTAAGAAGTTGGGGTATGTATTTCCTGCTGAAACACTTTTGTATCAGGCTGCGCCTTTGCGTCCAGGTAATCGTGACCTGTCTACAGTCTCTTTAAGGTTTGAGTATAAGGCAGCGCCCACTGCTCCAGATGCTAATGGCAATGCTATCTTGCAAGGGTGGAACTATTTCTGGCGAACTGAAACTCAGAAGTTCGAGAGGATTTGGACAATCCCTTCTGGTTTTGATGCACCTGTACAGATTAAGCCATACAGACCTGTTGACCTAGAACCTCTATTCGACTTCTCAGAGGTTCAACAAGGTATCTCTACGTATGATGGTTTTCCCGTCTTTGTCAACCGCCCTTAATCCATGAGCCGAATTTCTATACCCCGCGCAAATGAGGGTGACCCGCTCAGTGCGCAAGCATGGAGGGCAATGCGTGGTGGTGCGCAACGAGATACAGTACCAACGCACGGCATTTCTACAGACTTAGGAACTACTCATCACCAACGCCCTAAGGTAATCCCCCCAAGGTTGTTTGAACTTACTGAAGATATGCTGCATGAGGATGACTCAGGAGACTTCCCAACAGGTACAAGTGAGTATCCAAATGTTCGCTATGCTAACAACGCTAAACCAGTAAACCATGACTTAGGAACTAATGCTTATATCATTGATCCTACAAACATCTTCACAACTATCTATGAAACTGGTGTGAAGTCTGGGGGCATGGATGCGTCCGACGAGAAGTATCTAGAGGGGGATAGGGTATGGTGTCAGTGGAATCAGAAGAGCAGACGATGGGAGTTTCAGCAAGTACCATCCACAACAATAGTCCCCGAGCTGCCCTATGCCCTTGTTAAGTGGAGCGGTGAGCGTGAAGGTGGCGGTGATAGAGTTATGCCTATAGGAGGTGTGTCAGGGGTATTTCCGGTAGGTATGTTCACAGTTAGCAATGCCACTGATGCGGGTGTTTTTGAGGTCAATGATACTGAGGGCTTCTACTTTTGGAGTGCTACCGCGGAGTATCGTCGTTTATATGATGGGGCTGTTGGGGCTTCTTGGCATGAAAACGTAGACTTGGTAACAGGGGTGGGGACTTGGGAGCCGGGTATTGTACGTTTCTATTTCGGTGGGCCGCCTTCTCCGGCCGCAGCCTTTCCCCTAGCTAATAGAATTACTAGTAGCGCTTTGTCGGGATTTCTCGCCCCCTCAATTGGAAGCCCCGCCACTTTAACGGCTAACATAGCGGGGGCGGGGACTATACCCCGTGACTTCGATGCTGGGGATGGTCAGATAGTTGAGGTGCTATTCCGCATAATAAAGATACGATGACCACTTGCGATCCTCGCCCTAACCAGCAGGGTGTCAAGGCTTTTCTTTCTTTTATTCTTTTAATGTAGGCTTGACGGGGTGGTGCGGGTCTGGTATAATGCCGATATACTAGACAAGGATATTACAACGGCTAACAGGACAATCTAAACATGGTTGCACATCGCGTGCTACTGCACATTATTATCTGTTACAATGGCAATGAGGTACAGACTACCTTTGCGCAAGGGTGTACTGGTATGCTCGGCCTCAAGCTGTTGGCTCGCATCGGCTACAATACTTGTGTGTACTCTCGCAATTCTTCTTTGGTATAGGACAGCTCTAAACATGATACCCATTACCTCCGCCAGTAAACGCGCACTCCGTCCGTTAGGTTTGCGTGATGCTGATATGCTAGATATTAGTCTAACAGATGACGACCGTTATTTCATTCTCAAGATGTGGCAGCCTAATACATGGCGTGGTAATGGTGCGCGTACCTACGCGAGTCCACAAGCAACACGAGACTTCCCTCTTAGGTTCCCAGAGCGCAGGAGACTAGAGGGAATTGACCAGTGGCAAGTGGCGGCGACGGACTACTCAGCTATTCTTATTAGCCAACTCTGGCCGTCGAAACAACGGGTTGCAGAGTACGACGCGCAGGCTATGCTAACTTATATCTTATTGACCTGCAAACAGCAAGAGGAGAATGCGAAGTTAATAGCACGATGGCGCGACAAGCAAGAGGTAGTAGACAACAAATACATCTTGCATCCTGAATTCCCTCTTACGAAATACCAGAGAGTTGGCCTACAGTGTGCTATGCGTAGTGAGGGCTATGCACTCTTCATGGAGCAGGGTACAGGTAAGACTCCAATTGTTGTTGCGCGTATTTGCAATGAGTCGATACAGCATGTTCAAATGTATCGAGCCATTATTGTAGCGCCTAAGAACGTACGGATCAATTGGCAGAATGAGTTCGATAAGTTTGGAACCCACAAAGGTAGGGTGACTGTTCTGCGAGGTGATAAGCTGGAACGCATTAAGCTAGTTCTCGATGCATTAGATTCTAGTAATAGAGATAGGTTCTCTGTCATCGTGTGCTCTTATGAAGCGGTCAGTGGTACTTGGGATGTGCTCAAGGCAATCAATTGGAATTTGGCCGTACTCGATGAGTCACACTATATAAAGTCTCCAAGAACTAGACGCGCAAAATACGCTCTCTATCTGCGGGATAAGGCGAAGGCTCGCATGGTATTGACGGGCACACCGATTACTAATAGTATGCTTGACGTATACATGCAATTAGAATTCCTTGGTAAGGGACTCTCGGGATTCTCTACGTTTGAAGCGTTCCGAAAATTCTACGGAGTCTATCGCGTTTCGGAGTCCGGCCATAAGGCATTGGTAGACTTCCAGAATTTACCCTTCATCAAAGAACGACTAGCAAGAATCTCTTTCATAATTCATAAGAAAGAGGCACTGCCGGATCTACCTGCTATGGTGTATGATGTTCACGAAGTCGAGATGACTCCTGTACAACAAGGTTACTACGATGACTTGCGCAAACATCTTGCCATAGAGATTGAGCAAGATTTGCAGGGAACGAAGAATAGGCAGCTAGTAGCTAATAACATCTTAACGAAGTTGCTACGACTTGCGCAGATAACCTCGGGCTTTATCAAGTGGGACGGGGAACTTTCAGAGGATGGGGAGAAGGTTCTCCCTGGAGAGATTGATAGAATAGACCCTAACCCTAAGCTTGAAGGTATCGTCGAATTACTTGCGCCCTATGATAAGTTGAAGAACCCTGAGGGCAAGTTACCAACAGATAAGACTCTGATATGGGCGTGTTGGGTGCAAGACATAAAGAGCATTGCAGCAAGGTTGAAGCTAGAGGGTATTGATTGTGTGACGTTCTATGGCAAGACTTCTGACAACGCACGTAAAGAAGCGGAACGAAGGTTTAACGAGGACCCTAAGTGTCCTGTCCTAGTTGCTAACCCGGCAGCGGGCGGGACAGGTTTGAACCTGCTAGGTTATGACCACTGGAATAATCCACCCATACAAATCACAAACTGTAATCACGAAATATACTACTCGCAGAACTGGTCATCAACAGCCCGTAGTCAGAGCGAATCCCGACCGCATAGGCGAGGTACCCGTGTTCAGATTCGCGTGACTGATCTATGCGTGCCTGAAACTATCGACGAAGAAATCAGGATGCGGGTCATGCAAAAGCGTATAGCAGCGTATGAGATTGCAGACGTGAAACAAATCTTAGCGAGGATACTAAGCAATGTCTAATCGAGTGTTTATCTTAGAGCCTGTGAAGTTCTCTCTACAAGGTGTAGAAAGCTTCGGGGAACTTCTCTACGTCTTTGGTAAGGGCTCCCGAAGGTGTAGTGTATTCGATCAGCACTTCGGAGAAGTTGTAATCGAACAGCTAGAGACATACGACTATGATCCTGGAAAAGACTTCTTGCTTGTAACGGGTAAAGTTGTGGCGCTCTCTGTAAGTGTTGCGAGCATAGCAGCAGCATACGGACAGATAAGGCTGCTACTGTTTTCTGCCAATTTACAGAAGTACATCCCTCGGACAATAGGAGAAGGTTTAGAATGAAGCAAGAAGTAGTGGAGTATTACAAAGCTGTGCAACAGATGCACGCAGAGTTGTACCAACGATCAAAAAAGCTGGTTGAAGCTATCAGTACATGCACGGACTTAGGGGAGTTAACTGACTACGCCTATGCTCTTCGGGATGCAAGTAAACTACTAGAGGATTCTGCAAAGGACGCACGGAAAGCGCAGAAGCGTGCATCTGACATTACTTGTATTTTATGGGTGCAGCACTCAGCCGCAGACGCAAGTTTTCCGGATAAGATTAAGACGGAGCATTGCACCGGAATACCACAAGTTAAGTTTGCAGGGCGAGTCCCACGACCCGGCACACCCGAATACGATGAGCTTCTCGCATTCATGGGGATGCCTGAAGGCCTGATTAAGTCGGGTGTAATGCGTACGCACTGGCCTAGCTTTGTTGACTACCTTACAAGGCTGGCAGAAGAAGGGAAACCTTTACCTCCGGGTGTTGATCCTGAAACAACATACCCTATTTACGAGTTACGTTTAAGAAAGGGTAAGTGTGTTGATGAATAAGCAAGAACTGCTTGCCGAAATAAAGGAGTGTTGGGCACTAGAACGTGAGTACGGATGCGAGATACTTACCCTTCCTGAACTAACTAAGGAGCTAAATGAACAGACCATGAGCAAGAAAACCCGTCTGACTCTTGACCTGAGCTTACCTGTGCGTCAAGAGCTAACCGAACTCCGCGACTTGACGCAAGCAGATAGTTTGACCGAAGTGGTCCGGCGTGCGTTGGCTGTCTATTCGTTTGTCGTCAAGGCAAAAGTTGGTGGTGGAAAGCTACTGCTTCGGGATGACGACGGAGAACATTCGATTGCTATTATATAAACCCGTGTAACTTTTTATGAAAGGTGTAGTATTATGTCAGACGATTTGACAAAACAAGACCAAGGTGCGTTAGCTCTCCCTGACTACTTGCAGGGAGAAGAAGTGAAAGGTGTTGATGACTTAGCGAAGTTCATCGTACCACCTATGTTGAAGATTGTACAGGATACATCAGATAGGGACGTTAAGAATACCTTCAACCTTGGTGATGTATACGCTTCACCACAGAAGGTTCTTATCTCTCGTATCATTATGAATGAGCATGACAAGCCGGGTGAGACGGGGACGCCTTTCTATATTGCTCCCATCTTCTTCTATGCTGAAGCTATCTGCTGGCGACCAATCGGCAGTACGCCCGCTATTGTAGAACGGACAACGGATCAGACTGATCCTCTGTTTGTCAAAGCGCGAAACCCGAAGCTTTGGAACGAAGTTATCGACGGAGACGATTGTAGGAACTGCGAACACCTTAACTTTGTTTGCATGATCTTGGGGGAAGGTGTGTTAAACGATACCCCTGTTGTGCTTTCCTTTTCACGATCAGGCTATAAGGTTGGGCAAAGATTTGCAGCGATTATCAAGATGCGCAAAGCGCCGATCTATAGTACGCAATTTGGGGCGCAAGTTGTGACGCGGAGTAACTCGAAAAACGAGTGGTATGGTATCGACATTTTCAATCCACCTGGAGATAGTGGCATTGATCCGTTTGTACCTACGAAGGAAGTCTTCGAGATGTATAAGCTTTTGCATGAGGCTTATGCAGAAGCTCATGCTTCATCTTCCCTTGTCGCTGATTACGAGGAGACGAATGTAGAGGGAGAGCCTGAAGAGTATTGATCGTAACGTATGCTATGCTTTCGAGTATAGTATGTCCGACGATAGACCTGAGTATGTCGGTAAACTGCTCTTACTCTTCAGAACCTTGTTATATTCTATAGCGAAAGTCTCCACGGATGGCTCCCCAGATCAGTGTCCTAGCAGAGCTTGAGCGGATCGGTCATCCTTATAGCTGGTCTAGTGAGGATGAGATAAAATGTAAATGCCCTTTCCATGATGACAAGACGCCTAGTTGTTCAATCAATGTTAAGAAGAATGTATACAAGTGTCAAACTGCTGGGTGTGATGGGGCTAAGGGTGGAGACTTCATATCCTTTCTTGCGAGACTGTTAAACACTACTCGCGCAGTTATCCTTGTAGACCTGAAGACTCGTTATACATTTGATGAAGTCAAGATCATAAGTCCTCAGCTTGTGGAGCGATACCATGATAGCTTGCCAAACGCCGGACCCCTTCTTTCAGAACTACGAAAGCGATGTATCAATGATAAACACATCCGGCAGTATAGACTCGGAGAATGTAAAGGTCGAGTTACCATACCAATCAAGAACGAGGGGGGTGAGTATGTCAACATCCGACGTTACCTACCGGGTGCTCCGGGTTCGGACAAAATGCGGAACACTAAGGGGCATGGAAAAATACGTCTGTACCCTATCGAACAACTACGCTATGATGAGATCGTTTTATGTGGTGGAGAGATCAAGGCAATCGTTGCAGCAGCGGAGCTTAACTTATGCAATATCGGCGCAATCACAACGACAGCGGGCGAGGGGAACTGGTCACCGGAATTTACGCAAAGCTTCAAGGGCAAGAAGGTCTACGTCTGTATGGACGTGGACCCGCAAGGGCAGAGTGCAGCGCAAGATAGGTGCTTGCATTTAAGCAGAACTGCACAGTGGGTTGGTAACTTCTTGTTACCACTTGACATAGACAAATATCCGCATGGTGACATAAACGATTACATTGCAGAGGGTAAGTCTTTAGAGTCTTTGTTGAAGGGTGTTGAAGAGTGGATACCAAAACAAGTCGAAGTTCTAAAAGACGAAGAACCTGCATCTGTAGAACTGGTTCAGGCTGCAAAGGCAGAGTACGCGGGGAAACGAGTAACCTTGAAAGCGTGTATATCTGTATTAGATACTGCACCTTACATCATTCCTAAAGACATAGAGATTGCTTGTGATAAGAGTCAGAAGGAATGTACTATATGCTCAGTGTTTGCAGTAGACAAGACAACCTTACATATCGAGTCTGCGTCTATACTAGAGATGGTGAACGCTTCTCGATCAGTTCAGCGTGAAGCTCTGATGAGAGGTGCAGGAATTCCTATAAGCTGTGTGGCAGTGGAGCTAATACCTAAGACGTATTACAACGCGGAGGACGCCCGCGTTAGTCCGCAGTTAGAGATTACAAACAGGTCCGCCGATCAGGTCGTGCAGCCAGCAATCTGTATAGGAGAGGGGCTGGAGTTAAACGAGAGCTATCAATTAACTGGGCGAGTATATCCACACCCTAAGACACAACAATCTACGCTTCTAATCTCAGGGTATGAACCTGCGGTTGACGCACTCTCTACGTACAAGTGCGAAAATCTTGAAGAGTTGAAAGCCTTTCAACCGGACGAGTGGACTGTGGGAGGTATTCGTAAGAAGCTTAATAACGTCTATGAAGACTTTGAAGCCAATGTTACACGGATTTATCAAAGGCGTGCGCTTCATCTTGCCGTGGATTTAGCTTACCATAGCCCACTCTTCCTGAACTTCGATGGTAGAAGTGTTAAGGGGTGGGTAGAAGTTCTGATTCTTGGTGACAGTTCACAAGGCAAGTCCGAAACTGCTATTAACTTAATGAACCACTACGGGCTAGGTGTTAAGGTTGAGTGCAAGAACGCAAGCGTTGCTGGACTGCTTGGCGGGTGTCAACAGTTTGGCAATAGGTGGTTTATCAGTTGGGGTATTATGCCGACGCATGATAAACGCTTAGTTATTTGGGAAGAGTTGAAGGGTGCTAGTACAGAGGTTATTGCCAAGATGACTGATATGCGGTCATCCGGTGTTGCAGAAATCCCTAAGATTGAACGGAGACGGACCCATGCTCGAACGCGCATTATTGCTCTATCTAATCCTCGCAGCAATCAGCAGTTGTCTACTTACAATTTTGGAGTCGAAGCCATACACGAATTGGTTGGAGGACTTGAAGATGTGCGTAGGTTCGATTATTGCGTACTTCTTAGCTCCAATGATATTGATGCTGGAATTCTTAATAAGTTGCTATCAAGTCGGCCGCAAACTGAGCACATATATACTGCGGAAGCTTGCCGATCCCTTATCCTGTGGGCGTGGACAAGGGAAGGAGGACAAGTAGAGATTCCTGCACAACCTGTTCTTGAGGCAGCTACTAAACTCTGCGATATGTTCACGGAAGTTATCCCACTAATCGACAAAGGTTCTATGCGATTCAAGCTTGCACGCTTGGCTGCAAGCTTAGCTGCTAGAACATTCTCTTGCTCTGAGGATATGCAGTCTATAGTAGTACGCCCTTGTCATATACAATTTATTGCAGAGCTATTCGAGAAAACGTACTCAAGTGATGTGTTCGGTTATGCGGACTTCACTGAGGCAGTTAAAATAACTGAGACACTAATTGATCCAAAGATTATCAAGAGCCAGTTAGAAGCAACCCCGCACCCTATAGACTTAGCAAAGAGTTTGCTACACACTAACAAGATAGACTTGATTGACCTGCAAGACTGGTGCGGATGGGAGCGCACAGAGGCACAACAACTTCTATCGTTACTTGTGAGGAAGCACGCATTACTACGACACAACAGATACTACCGTAAGACAGCAACCTTTATCCATCTTCTTAAAGATATGCTGTCTAATAACAAATTGGTCGATAGACCCGATCATGTGAAGGAGGAGTTTTGAGATGGTCCTAAGAACACAGAAACTACGTAGCAGTCAACGGCTAGGCGCACGCAATTCATTCAAGTATATCTGTGATAATCTTAGTGAATTGATTTTAGGTCTTGAACCTATGATTAAGAAGTCTGATATGAGGTTCAAGCAGGCTCAAGCGCTTCTTAGAGATATGCGAGACGTGATAGATTTTATGGGTTGCAGCAACGAAGAAGCCTTGCAGGCATCCCTCAACCTTCTTATATCTCGTACACACGAGACTGCGGCTGTATTTCGTTTGACTAAGCCTATAAATCATCATGTAAAGGGAGAAGAGTATCAACTATGATTATTGTAGAAGGCCCACCGAAAGTTGGTAAGACTACCTTAGTACATAAGCTCGCAGACCTGTTGCACTACGTACCAGCTAAGCCACCAGAGCGTGGTATGTCGTTCAATGACTACTGTTCTATGGCGCATCCTCGATTCGTTTGGGATACGTACCATTGGATAGGTGTAATCAATGGTGACTCACCATTGTATCCCGAAAGCTTTGCAGCGCTTGATGGGTACTTGCGATTAGTGCCGACGTTTACAGTGCTGATAACTGTTGAAAAACATTTGGCTAGAGACCGGAGTTCATCCACTGAAGAATTTGAGCGGTGCTTATTATTTAATGAGGTACATAGTCAATACCACTGGAATGATCTCAGGTTTGATTGGAACTATGGTTTCCAATCTTGGGAAAAGGCACCTTATATCAATGATGTAACTATTGCAGACATTGTATCGAAGTACATAGACTTTCGTGACAAGTGCGACACATTCTTACAGGAGATTTATTATGGAGTTAGTCGGAACGGTTCACGAGTTTGAGCAATCCTCTACAGGCTATGTTAGGATAGTCGGTGAGGAGGGCGAAGTAGGCCAGCAACATATTAAGCCATCTTTCTCGGAAAATTGGGAGTTGATGGTACGAGATTGGTCACCAGCATTAGAGAAGGTTGTTGGCGAAGCGTACTACGTAACTTATGAGGAGCTGGGTGTATGCTTGAATATGGAAACGGCGGACGGTTAGTTCAGCATATAGACGAGTTGCCAGACTTGCTAGACTCGGAACATCTTTTCTTAGACTTCGAGACTACTTCTGGCAATCCTAAGCTAGACTCCCTTAACCCGTGGCATAGCTGCGATGTACTAGGCATCTGCATTACAGCAGATGAGATACCAGGAGCGTGGTATGTACCTGTTGGGCATAGGAAGGAGAATCTGCCAAAGGATGCTGTATACCCTTGGCTGCGATGGATTATAGGGACTTGTGAGAACTGGGTAAATCATCATGTAAAATATGATGCACATGTTTTTGAGAACTGTATAGGCGGAGACCTTCACTGTGACCTTGTAGACACAATCGTCTTAGCCAAGATCGTAGACAGCGATAGAATCATGCGAGGTGGTTACGGGTTGGATGCACTTAGCAAAGCATGGCTTGACGAAGACATATCACGTCTTAAGAAAGTCTTCGAGCACTTCTTAGAACGTATGAATAAGGACTGGGGTGTGGTGCCTCCTGACTTGATGGGTGAGTATGGTTGCCAAGATGTGATAACTAATCGCAGACTTTACAAGTACATCCTATCCCGTATACCCGAACAGTGTCAAGAGGTTGTCAAAACTGAGATACAGGTCACCCGTGTACTGTTTGACATAGAACAGAAGGGTATGCGTATAAATCCTACGCAGTTAAAAATCAAGGAATACCAAACTCTTAATAGGTTACTGCAAATTGACGTGGAGCTTACTGAGATAGTAGGTAGGAGCTTCAATCCTGTCAGTCCTACAGATTGCTTCGAAGTTCTCTGTGGTACGTACGGGCTGCCTGTACTATCTTGGACCAATGAGGATGACAAGACGGGAACCAAGCCACATAACCCCTCATTCGACAAGGCTGCGTTAGTGCAGTATGCGCACCATCCGCACGCACCGAAGGGGGTGGTACCTTTAATTCAGGAGTACAGAAGTCTTAGCACACTGAATAGCCTATTTCTCGGACCTTATCAAGAGTTGCATAACGATTGCATTCTACATGGTACCTATAATCAGGTGGTACGAACAGGTAGAATGTCAGGTAAAGAGCCTAACTTTCAGCAACTAAACAAGACAGCTAAGGAACTTATCTTACCACCCGAGGGGTACTCTTTCCTAAGTTGTGACTACTCACAAATTGAATTCCGAATAATTGTTCACTACATAAACGATGAGACTTGCATAAGAGCATATAACGAGAATCCAAATACGGACTTTCATGCGTGGGTTGCAGAAATGGTAGGCATAACAAGAGGTCCCGGCAAGACTTTGAACCTCAGCATGGCCTTCGGGATGGGTAAGAAGAAGGCGACGGAGAGGCTAGCAGCTAATGCCGATGTAGTTGGGAAGATACAGGCAGAGGTTGACGGGATGCTACTAAATGAGTCCGAAGTAGCCCCTATGTTTGACCTGCTCTGCAAACAACGTGCCGAAGATGTATACAAAACCTACCACGAAACGCTTCCGAACCTGAAGCGTACCTCTAATAGTGCAGCTAGTGCCTTACGTAAGAGGGGCTACGTCTGGAATCTATACGGTCGGCATCGCCATTTGCCTAGAAAGGTGGCTCATATTGCATTTAACACTTTATGCCAAAGTACCGCAGCAGATCTTATGAAGGAACGTGTAGTTGCGCTACATGCTGAGCTACAGGGAACACCTATATACATTGTCGCTCTGGTTCACGATGACGTAGTAATGTGCCTGCCGACCAAATTGCTAGAGGATAAGCATTTAATTCCTACAATCCTCAATTTATTAGAGAATCCTCGCATCAAGCTACGTGTCCCCATTAGATGTAGTGCAGGATACTCTGATAAGAACTGGAAAGGGGCTGGGCTGGCGGCTAAGAACATAGATTATGGCCTTGAGGATGTGGTTGATTTCGAGCGCTGGCGGACCACAAGGCCCCTTAGAGGGCCATAGGGACGTAGTCGGCACGACGTGGCTTATTATAGGGCTATGGCCCGAAGGCCCTACAGAGGGCAGCAGAGCGATTGAAACTATCTTAGGAATCCAAACGGAATTAAGGCCAGATGTCCTTGACGGATGACGAATAGAGGTGTATAATAAGAGGGTAAGGCAATGGGAACCACGGAACATTACAAGGAGACAGGGCAATGCAAATGACCTTTGAGCAATTCGAGACCGCACCGAAACGGACACTTTCTAAGTCGCAAGAGCGGCGACTAAACCGAAAGCATTGTTGTGGGGACTTCGGACGGGGTAGCTTCTCGACAATCCATAGTTTGATAGCTCAAGGATACATCTACCAGTCAGGCAAAATCTTTAACCTCACGGAAAAGGCGGCACATTACCTGTTCCATCATGGCGAGAATATGCCGATCTAGTCCTTGACACCTAATCGGTCACCTGCTATAATTGAGAGTAGTGGGGAAACGACAACCGCGGAAACATTACAAGGGAGACAAGCAATGTACCAATTCAATCCACTCTTTACCGTCCAAGTTAGTGTCTGGGGAAGCATGATCTATACTTTCAACACGTTGACAGCAGCCCTTAAGTTCTGCAAGAAGGCAGATGGAACCATCTGTAATGAATTCGGAACCGTCTTGCAACGCGGATCATGGGACAAAGTTTGGTGACCCGTCGCACTACGCTCCCCAGAGCGTAGACTGATGGGCCGAAAACTATTTTCACAATCCGAACGGAATTAAGGCCAGATGCCCTTGACGCCGACCGAATAGAAGAGTATAATAAGGGTGTAAGGCAACGACAACCGCAACACCTAACGGAGACAGAACAATGACCACGACAAAAGAAAGACTTCTGAAAGCCGACCGGAAATTGACCAAAGCCGAATGGGATCATGTCCTCTGGGGCGAGAAACTCACCCGCACACCGAAGAAAGACCCGCACGGCCGAACACGACCGCTCGGACGAAAACGGTTCAACTTCAACAAGTAAGAGAAAAGGAGGCCCGCCGGGAATCAGCCCGGCGGATTCGGGGTGAGCGGAATTAGTAGCCGGAGGCCCTTGACAACTAGCTGGCTACCTGCTATAATTAGAGTAGTGAGGAAACGACAACCACGGAAACATTACAAGGAGACAAGAACGATGATCCGAGTCGCCAAAAAGAACGCCGACAAGATTACGCAAGCCATCGACAAGGCACAGAGTCAGGCTCGCGTCCGCACGATTTGTCGAGCCGACGTGTTTGACGCGGTAGAAGAAATCGAAAAGAAGTTGTCGAAACTTCTCTACAAGAAGGATTGGCTGGGGCTAGAAATCCTTGTTGATACCCACGCGCAGAGCTTTCCCGGCGCATATAGAGGTACTCCAGAGAGTACATTTTTCGTGCTAGTTCGCCGCCCTTCGGGCTGGTTTATGGATCATATACGCCGAAGTATCTGTTCCCCAGGAGTCTACGCTGTCTATTTTCGGGATAAGTCTAGGGAATTGGCCGAATTTGCAACGGACAAATTCCGATGATATACTTAATCCTCACCCTAGCACTCCTCACACTAGCCGTATACGGCGGCAGGTGCCTCTGGCATGACGTACAGGGGCACCTGACACCTATGCCTATAGTCAAGCGGGTAGAGCCAACAACGCAACCAAGGCCCAATAGAGACGATTCTACGGGCCGTAATTGGATGGGATAGAACTACGGTAATTTAGAAGTACAGGCTGATGAACCGCTATCACCTAGTCTTGATCGTCAGGGCGGCCGATAAGCCGGAGCAACCTGGTCTATTGATTCGTACGGGCGTCACCGCTCGGGACGAGCTGACGGCCCGCAAGACGGCTCTTGAGCGGGCCTGGGGCATGGGGTATATTGTCCTAGCATTCGGAGAAATCCGTTCAAGGCCCCTTGACAAGAGTTTCTGAATCTGGTATAATCACGTTTTGACAATCGGAGAATCTTTTTCCCTTTCCTTTGGAGGTATTTGCTATGACAGATGAGAACACTGCTGTTGCCGAACCTGTTGAACTGGTCATGTTCCCCGCGTTGAAAAACGATGATGGTACACCGCGACAAGTTAAGCGCATGAGCTTGCTTGCTGCGTACGACGCGAAGATTCACTTGCCACTAAAGGTAAGCGACTTTGAGAATGAGGCGGCGTTTGACCGATGGATGAACCTGGAAAAGAAAGACATCTTCCCTGCCTTAGTAGGTGGCAAGAAGATTGAAAGTCTTGAGCAACTCCGGGGCTACGATCCGAAAGTGCATCGGCCCATTAAGCCAACAGACTTTACGGACGAGAGCTTGCTGTTAGAATGGAAAGCCGATAGCTATGAGCAGAAGGCCAAGGCACTCCGTCTTGAGGCGGCGCAACTCCGTAAGCTTGGATCGGTTAAGGACCGCGCCAAGATGAAGAAGTTCATACAAATGCAAGCCAAGATTGAGGAGCTGGCTGCGGACTTGGAAGCAACTGGTGTAGACGTTGAGGCTGTTCGAGAAGCCGGTAGGCTTGCCATCGCGGGCAATTAGGCACATCGCTCTGAATCGCGAAGTTTAGGTATCGCAACCTAACAGAGCGCTTTTCTACATTACTATCGCACTACTCTTGAATAGGAGCCTCTGACCTATGGGCACCAAGGAAGAGTTGCTGGACTTGCGCGAGATGCACAAAGGGCAGCTATCTATCATTCGATGCGCCATCTCTGACCTGACCAATCCCGAGCGAGTTGATCGGGAGGTTACGAAGATGCTGGTAAGCATTGCTAAGCAGCAGGACCGGATAGCTCTGATGCTGGAGCGCAAAATCAACGGGCAAGATATTATCGACAATGCCCAGTCTCGCGTTGATGAGCTAAACCAACGCATCAAGTTGCTGGAGAATCATCACAAGGTAGAGCAGTTCCGCGCACTAGAGGCACAACTGCGCGAGCTTAAAAGCGATCCCGAAATCGAACGTCTCGCAAGTATAGGAGCACAGGTACAAAATGACAGTTGAACTAACACCACAAGAACGTAGACAGTTCATTGAATGGCTTGAGGGACAGCAAACAAAATCCCCCCATATTGATAAGGGGATATATAACGCCCTTGTCAAAACTAACATTACCATGCTTGCCAAACTTGAAAGACAAGAGCAAGAAGCGTTGCAAACAGTCATTGACTTATTGGTGAGCTTATGAAGACCTGGAAGGGTGAGCAGACCGTCTACGCGCAGATTAAGCGCGATGGTAACTACCTGGAGGTGGTCAAGAACGACGCTGGCCGTGTCCGTTGTTACTCAAGCATACGCACGGACTTAACAGACCAGCTCAAGTATCTAGGCTGGTATCAGAACGTAGTGCGCAACGTGCCCGCGGGTACTACGCTGATAGGTGAACTATGGATGCCCGGCCATCCGGCAAGCTACGTTAAGACAGCTATCAAGAATCGGGAGGCGCTTTGGTTTGAGATGTTTCAGGTTCCTACGGAACGCAAGGGTTGTCCTCTAGAAATCCTTGAAAGCTTATGTGAGGGTTGGGGGTTAAGGTTTATACCATTTGTACGAATGGCAGGAGTAACTCCCCAACAATTTGTTGGGAATGCTGTACCCCTCCCCGAGGATGTAGAAGGTTACGTCTTCAAAAACAGCAACCTATCCGAGCCGTACAAGTGGAAGCCTGTTTACACTATCGACTGTGTGATAACAGGCTACACTGACGGTAAGGGTAAGTATCTAGGTCTAGTCGGCGCTATCAAGGTATCAGTTGCGGGGCGAGAGATTGCCCTTGTCTCTGGTATGGACGACCTGACACGGGCCGAAGTGTCTCTTGACAATGACAAGTACCTCGGCAGGGTGGTAGAGGTGCGCTATCAATGTGTCGGCACCAAGGGCAGGCTACGACACCCAGCATTCGTGCGTTGGCGCGATGACAAGCGGGCAACGGACTGTCTGCTAGGACAAGACCAGAAGCTTCTTGATTATCATGCGCCTAAGCAGAAAGCTGATAAGAGACTCTCGAAGATGTTGTTACGGAAACATGCCGAAATAAAGTGTGAAAGGAGGTGAGTACAATGTAACACTTCATCGCAACCTCAATTAACATTGATGTAGGATGTGGGACTAAGACAGGTCATCTAGTCAATGACATTTCTCTAACACGAAAGGCTGAGGAAGTGAAGAGATAGGGTTTTGCGGGTGTGGCCCCGTGCCCGTGGCAAGCAACTACGGGGCAACTGTTTAACACTTAGTAACAAGGAACATTACAATGCCGTTATCAGATCGTATAGAACATCTTAGCCCTTGTTTAGAGGGTGTAGAATACTTGAATACCTTTGATACTTGGGAGGACTTTTGGCAAAAGTGTAATCGAGGCGATTGGATGTTGTGGTTGTGTGGCAAACTGGCAGGGGAGCCTATGAGTGATAGTCGTAGACCCCTCGCCTTAGCTGCCTGTGAATGTGCGAGACTTTCACTACCTTATTTATCCCCACGTTCTCGTGAAAATTCCACCAAACTTATACGATTAGTCGAAACATGGGCAACTAATAACACAGTAACACGACAACATCTATTAGATGCTGCTACTTATGGTGCTGGTGCTGCTGGTGCTGCTTATGCTGCTTATTCTGATGTTGCTGCTGCTGCTGCTTATGCTGCTACTTATGGTGCTGGTGCTGGTGCTGCTTATGCTGCTGCTGCTGTAAGGACGAATACTCTTGCACGATGTGCGGATATTGTGCGCAAGCACTACCCCAAAATACCTATGGAGGTGGAGCTATGAGACTCTGGACCAAATATGGATTCTTCGATGTGGTGCGTAATAATAGGCCCGGTGCAAAACCTTATGGTCTAATCGTTGGAGCATATCAACGAGAGCTTTTACAAAAGCTGAAGGATCAATTAAACCTTACAGGTGAAATCCATAAGGTAACGGATAGAGAGTATTCGTTTGTTATAGAGACAACCAATATAGACTGGTGTGCAATTTTCTCCAAAATGGTAGCCGAATTGTGAAGCGTATACTCGAACATATCCGCGAGCACCTGCTAAACAAGACACCAACTCTTGAGGAGTTGCGCTGTGAGTCTTCGTCGCAGGTCAACAACTTCTTACAGTATATGAAGAACCGACTATCTATGGGTCGGCTGCGATACGGTAAGAAGTTCATAGGGACGTATGACTGTGTTGGTAGGATGGCCGAACTTCTTAAAGAGTACAAGAGGACTGGCAACGATAAACTGCTGGTAGACCTAGCAAACTACGCGCTCCTGGAATCCGTTTATGGGGTGCATCCCAAGAAACACTTTAAGTCAGGAGATGATGGAAAGCATTGTGAAACTAATCAAACCTAGTTATGAGATTCTTGGCTACCACTACGATGATCTATTACAGCACATAGAGGTAGCGGGTCGTACTTGCTACAAGAGTGAGGGTAAGATTACAGAAGGTAGTGCTGAGAAGTTCTGTAGAGGCATGGTCGAACGTGGACACGAATCGGTATTAGAACATGCAACAGTCTGCTTTCTAGTACATGAAGACTTTGTATACCAATATGCGGGGTCACCGTTCATAAACATCACAACAAGTAGTCGAACACTTATCTCTGGTAATATCAGAGCTTTTCGAGACTTCTATAGAAATAGGGATATAAATAGTAGCTTACACCGCATCTTAGCGAAAAGTTATCCTGTACTATTTGAGGACATTCCTGTAAGAGGTTCTCAGAACTTTGAGAGTGGTATTAGGCTATTCGATGGGGCTATGACAGACGAAGAAGCACTCGTACATAAAACGATGAGTATACGCTTCATCTGTGACCGTGGCGTAACTCACGAAATGGTACGCCATAGGTTGGCGTCATATTCTCAAGAGTCCACGAGGTACTGTGACTACAAAGGTGGGTTGCAGTTCGTGATTCCGCCGTGGGTTGATCTTGAGCCAGGGGAGTACACCGGTTATGAACCATGCCAAATCTCTAACCTTGCTGATAAGACGTGGTACTGTGCAATGCTAAACGTAGAAGCCACGTACCAATCTTTGCGTAATGATGGCTGGCCTCCCCAGCAGGCTCGCTCCGTCCTACCCAACAGCCTCAAGACCGAAATAGTGATGACCGCTAACGTACGTGAGTGGCGGCACGTTTTCAAGCTTCGGTGTTCGCCGAAAGCGCATCCACAAATACGGGAGATTATGCAGCCACTTCGTAAAGAGTTGCAGGAAAGGGTTCCGGTGTTGTTCGATGAGTGACATTAACCTTATTCGAGATGTGTGCGATTACTACATTAACTACTATCCAGTAAAGGGTGACAACTTCACTGCTGATATGATTGCGGATGATGCAAAACGTCTTGCGGAGTTTGTTAATAGGTTACCGATGACCGCTGATGATGTTCCGATCATTGTGTCAGAACGTCCCCATGTTTGGGTTCAAGCTGACAGACACGGGCAACCGAAGGCAGAAAGTTTCAGTCTGTGGTGTGAGTTGTGTATTGAGAGTATAGACGTAAGTCACCTTATCGGACACATTGCAGGGAGACTCGTAGAAGGCTTCCCTGTTTCCAAGTGTTACTATTACAAGGAGAACATACCCGATGATTAGCATACACCGAGAGTTGAATGGCACGGCAACTATTCTAACATGTGTTACAGAAGGCGAGTTGATACAGGGAGATACTTCTAATGAACAGTATCGGAACTTAGTTAAGATACTAAGCGCCTACAACCGCCTACCAAAGACCTTGGACGATGAGGCAATCATACCCTCGGAACGTCCCCATGTTTGGGTGCGAGCCTTGCTTACAGCAAATTGGTGGGAGCTTATAATCACTGACGTTAAGGATGGCAAAGCCTACGGAATTGTTGATGGTGTACCACATAACTGTATACTAGAAGGTTGTTACTTTCACAAGGAGAACATACCCGATGATTAGCAATCATAGCGGACGATTCCATTTAGTAGGTGGACCCTTTGACGGCGCTTGTAGCTCTATTGAATCATTTAAGAGTAGTGAGGTATGTCACTTTGAACCTATTCCTCCATTTAGAGGGGTTACATCTATACTTATTGCTAAACCTAGTCAAGAAGGTGAGCCTTATAAACAAAGACGTGATGCAAAAGGCGAACCCATGCTTAATATGGTTGGTGACATTCTTTATGACCATGTAAAGGAGAACATTCCCGATGCTTAGCATAACAAGAGCCGAAAACGGTGTAGCAACGATCCGAGACAGTGAGACCGGACGTGTGCTGATGCAAGGTAGCGCATCTATGCAAGGTGTTAAGGACTTGCAGAGGGTGCTTAGTCCACCGAAGAGCAACATACTCGATGCTAAGGGCCGACCGCTTGAACTACAAGACTTCGATGCTAAGGGGGCAGTCGGCGTTCAGATTGGAACGCTCGGTCATAAGCTATGGGTGTGCGTCGATGGTGCAGCAGTATTGCGGGTGAATGCTCCAAAGATTGAACTTGAGGATATGAGACTATGACAAGGACGTTTAAGCTACACATTGAAGACAACGTAAAGCTTGGCAAGCTTGCACACGAAGTACACTCCCTTGCAGCAAGTGAAGTTCAGATCTTGCTTAAAGACCTCGACATAACTCATGCAAAACACTTCTGGGAGTGCCTATCAGAGCTGATCGACGAACATCTACCAAAGGAGCAAGTACCTGTTAAAGAGTTACCGATGACTTTGCAAGAGGTACGCAGATTTGAAGCTGAAACTATGCCCTACGGTGAGCTTCGAGGTATAGATATTCGCAATGTCCCTGTTGAACGCTTACTATGGTATGACGAGCATCCTCAAGAGTTTGCCAAGAAGTTGAAATGATACCTTAAATCAAGGATGGTTCAGGATGAACTACGAGCAACGTAATTATAAGCTACACATGGAAGACTGCCGCACGACTTGCGTAGACCTTCTCGCAAACAGTATTGACACTATCATCTGTGATCCACCCTATGGCCTAAAGTTCATGGGCAAAGACTGGGATCATGGGGTGCCGGGTGTTGACTTCTGGCGGAGCTTCTTGCGCATTGCTAAGCCCGGCGCTATGCTACTGGCATTCGGAGGTACGCGCACAGAACATAGACTGACAACTGCGATCGAGGATGCAGGCTGGGAAATTCGTGATAAGATTCTATGGATTTATGGATCAGGTTTTCCTAAATCGCACGATATTTCTAGGGGTATTGATAAAGAGGCTGGGGTAGAGTTCTCAGCAAAACCTGCAAGTGGTGTAGGTTTTATGAACGCTGAAGGTAAAGGAGGTTACCACAAGACAGAGAACCAATTAACAAGAGAGGGAGAGTCTACCGACCTTGCCAAGCAATGGAACGGCTACGGGACCGCTCTTAAACCTGCTTGCGAGTACATAACCCTTGCAATGAAACCTCTTGAGAAGGGCTTGACGTTTGCGCAGAACGCTGTTAAGTGGGGTGTAGGTGGGTTGTGGATTGATGGGGCGAGGGTAGGGACAGATTCTATGCAAGTTACTAAATCAGATGGTACATATCTTTCTGATAATGCTGCTATGTCTGGACACAATACCGGCTGTATTCAGCGTGAAAGTAAGACCGGCCGCTGGCCCACTAACGTCATCCTAACTTATCCAGAAGACAGATACGGACTTAGCGAAGCAGTACCTACAGACATAGGGCTAGAGCTTAAAGAGTTAGGGTGCTTTGATTGGCAACTTGATGAGCAACAGTATAACAAGTTACCAGAACATTTGCAGAAGTACTTTGAGCTGTTGCCGAATCTTGAGAAGGAAGAGGTGGTTAGAGAGTTTCCAGAAGCAGGTAACTATTGGAAAAAAAATTACGGTGAAGATGACTACAGAGGACAACAATATAAGGGTGGAACCTTCGGCGGAGGTGGCTACTTAGGAGGTTCCACATACTCTGACTCCGGCTCCGCTGCCCGCTTCTTCTATTGCGCAAAAGCTTCACGCAAGGAGCGCGGACCTGGTAACAACCATCCAACGATTAAACCTATAGCTCTTATGGAATATCTATGCAAGTTGACACGAACGCCAACAGGTGGTGTTGTGTTCGACCCGTTCATGGGCACGGGGACCACAGGCATAGGTGCAGCGATGGCTGATCGTAGCTTCGTAGGCTGCGAGATTGACGCCGAACACTTTACATGGGCCGAGTATAGGGTAGGAGAAGCTTACGATGAAAGCACTATTAAGGTATTACGTAATCCGAGGGCCTGACTGCGTAGCTATAGTAGACAGGTCGAAGTTTACAGAAGGTTCTGAATTGTTAGTGAATACCCCAGGAGTAGTTCACTGGCGATATGGCCTAGATGCCGAAGAAGAGCTTCAAGAGAGTTGTAGGCGCAAGAATAGTAGACCACTGCCCTCGGACATTGTAGCAGAACCACAAACCAAGACTACAACATACGAGCCCAGAGAGCTGCACGTTAAGTGTGGATGGCTTGAGATAGACGGTAAGCTGTTGCGTATAAGTGGTGTCGAACCTAAGAGTATGACGAAAGCCGTTCTCACACTAGATTGGACTACTGGCCCTAATGCTGGCATAACTCTAGAACTAACACAGATCGTAGACCCCAGAATCACCACCCACCCCAATGGGGTAGAGGCTCCGTCAGAGCCTACAGAATAGGGCGTGCGGGGCCGGTCGAGGGTGGGTGGCTGGTGAGAGGAATCAGGGACAGAGGGTTACAGATCGGAGGGTGAGGCGTGTACAATCAAGCTCAAGTAGCATGGATGCGAGAGGTGAACTTCAACCTTAATATGTGGTTGGAGGGCGATAATATTGTTATTAGTGGTGCTGAGCATAAATTACTAATACCTTTAGAGAGTAGTTCTGAAGATTTCCGCAAAGCAACTAACAGAGTTATTGCAAAACTTGGCGGCCCTGCAATATGTTGGAACTGTAATGAGCCTAATCCTGGTAATGACGAAGGGGATAAGGCTTTAGCTTACATACCCTTTCTTGGTGTCAGTATGTGTCGAGGATGTAAGTGGAAATACCAGCAAACGTATCTAAGAGTTAAGCACTACATACGCACTACACCTAAACAACTAGAGAAGTGGATGGACAAGAACTGTGCATCTCTTACCAAGAAAGTTGGTAAGACTACCTTCACACTTATGGAGATGTTCGATGTTGACACAACCACTTAAATGGCACGGAGGTAAGCATTACCTCGCGAAGAAGATCATAGCTATGATGCCGCCGCATACGCACTATGTTGAGCCTTACTTCGGAGGTGGTGCGGTGTTGTTGGAAAAAGATCCAGAGGGTGTTAGTGAGGTTGTCAATGATATTGATGGTGAATTGATGAACTTCTGGGAGTGTTTGCAAGATAGGTGGCTATTTGATGAGCTTAGTCGTATGTTAAATGTTACACCTTTTAGTGAGATACAATTTGCAGGTGCAGTTAACATGGCTAAGACCCCTCTAAATCAAGCCATAAACTTCTTCATACGTTGTCGGCAATCTCGCGCGGGGAACATGAAGGAGTTTGCAACACTTACGAGACGGCGGACTAGGCGAGGTATGAATGAGCAGGTGTCGGCGTGGTTGACTGCAATAGAAGGCTTACCTGCGGTACATGCAAGGTTAAAGCGCGTTGTGATCTTGAATCAAGATGCGCTGAAAGTTATTAAGAGTCAAGACGGACCTAGTACACTGTTTTACCTTGATCCTACATATCTGCATGAGACTAGAGCAAAAGGTGCAGTGGGTGATTACAAGTATGAGATGTCTACAACAGATCATCTAGAGATGCTTGACCTTATCTCCTGCGAATGTGACGGGCTGTTTATGTTGTCAGGCTACCCTAGTGAAATGTACGACAAGATACTACACGCTTGGGAACGGATAGAGTTTAAGCTACCCAATAACATAGCGGGTGGCAAGAGTAAACGAACAATGACCGAAGTAGTATGGAGTAACTTCTGATGAATCGTATAGAATACGTTGTGAGGTTCTTGTTTAGCTCAGACGAAAAGCTTGTGGTCTTAATCAAGAAGAATAAGCCTGATTGGCAGAAGGGTAAGCTGAGTTGAAGAGAATGAACTTCCACACCTTGCCATGACAAGGGAGTTTAAGGAAGAGACAAGGCTGCTAATACCAGAATGGAGAAGGGTAGTCATTGCAGCTAACGACGATGTTATTGTACACTTCTTTAGGAGTTTTGGTAATGTTTGGGGTGTAGAAACGATGACTAGGGAGGTTGCCAGGTATATGTATACACAATCTTCATTGGCTTATTCCACTATCGCTGAACCTGTTCAAGTCTTATGGAAGAGCTTTGAAGGTTCTAAACAACAAGTAAGGGAGGATGGGAACGAATGATCCTAGTACACGGAAAAGACGGCTGTAAGTACACGGAAGCAATTCTTGAGCACTTAGGTAGTGAGGCTGAAAGGTTTACACCTGAAATACGCAATCTCCGACCTTTTCGTAGTAGCTCAGATTTATGCACGGTAGCTGCGCAAGAAGCGGGATTTGGTTGGGATAGAATCAATGAAGATTATGCAAGAGCTACAGTTATGATCCAGGTTTTGCCTGACACAGCTAATGACCATCTAGTAAGTAGTGGTGCGAAAATTAGCTACAAGACTCTTACGGAATTTGCGCCGGTTGTTGAACTGGTCAACAGGCTAAAGCTGAAATTGGTAGTAATTGATGATGGCTTCTCTGGGATGCACTCATGGGTTAAGTGGCCGGAGCTTGAGAATACGGGGAAGGTGCCTGCGGTTGTTGTTAGTGATTTTGCTATGTTTCATAACCAAGACGAACAGTGGCGCAGGGTGCTTGACCAGTGGGATGACATAGAGGTGTATGGGAAAGGGTGGGAGGGTTTCTCAGGGTGGGATAGCAAGAGGTTCATGGGGCCTGTTAGTGAGGGCGAGGCGTCCGCGATTCTGTCTACTGCAAAGTGTACGCCGGTGGTGGATTGGCATAGCTGCGAACCTTATCGGGCAATAGCAGCAGGGTGCTTGCCTATTGAGGTTGGCAACTCGGCGGATTGTGTAAAGGATTATGTAAGCAAGGTTTTCACGTCTCCTAACTGGAGAGAGTTACATGCTAGAATCAAAATGGACTAGGGAAGTGTGCAAGGAGTTGGAAGGATTGGGTGCTAAGGTTGTTGCGTTCGTAGCACAGAAGATGCAAGAGCCTGGAATACCTGATCGTTATATCTGTCACAGGTTCTGGAGAGGGTTCTTGGAGTTTAAGGGAGCTACTACAAGACTGCAAACGAATCAACGCATGTTCATTAGTGCGATTAACTTACGAGGTGGTAATGCGTTTGTCGTTAGGTATCCAGGGTTTGTTGAAGATGTTAGGGGAACTGTGCTTGGTAAGTTCGATGATGGGACGGAGTTGCTGCTATTGTTAGTTAAATTGTCAAACTAACTTAGCACAAGGGCCAGAGTGACCAACGGGCAAGTGTTTCGGCCAGAGCGCCCCCTCGGCCCTACAGACAGCGGGGAAAACCCGCGAAATACCCACCTAAACTACCCACTTTAACACTTAAACTACTGCTTATGGGGAACTACTACCTTACTGTGAATGATATAAGGTGTTAGTAGTAAAGGAGTTAGGTAGTTTAAGAGGTTTTGAAGAGGTTGTTGTCAACTCGGCAGAAGAGAGGTAAATTGTTGTCTAAGTCTTGAAGACCGTGTTTTTGCTTACGAGTTAGGGAGGAGTTTGGGGCTGTCTTGCCGAGATAGTGGATAGGTGTTGAGGAGTATTTGCCGCAAGTCCAATGAATACGTTGACCAGAGGTAGGGTTTTGTGCGGTCTTGAGAAAGTTGTGAAGAGCGAAATCGTCGTAAGTCCAATGGAATCGGTGGTTTTGTACGTATTGCGGGGGGTTTTGGGGACGTTTGCCCGCCGTGGGTTGGACTAGGGGGCCTCATGGCCGGAAACACTTGCTCGCTGGTCACTCTGGCCCTTGTGCTTATTTAGGTGCTAAGATGAATGTTTACAGAGCAATGCGATTGGCGCTTGATGCGACTAGGTTAGTCGTAAAGGAGAAGGTGCAAGGGAAGTCGCGCAGTGAGCGTAGGGCGATTGCAAGGCGCAAGCTAATACCTAGTGATTGTGTGTGTCCAGAGTGTTGTAGAGTTGTGTTGGAGTCTAATAGATGGGTAGTGAGTGGTGGTGTTAGTATCTGTAAAAGCTGCTTTCAAGGTCGTTAATACTTTTTACTCTAGGAGGATGTGCTATGGATCTATTTCAGTTTCTTAAGGAAAAGGGTGTTAGTTTAAGTGTAACCTCTTGTACTAGTACGACTGATATTGTGAAGTTAGGTCATATAGAACGTGAGATTCCTAAGAATGAGTACATTAACTGGGCGGCTATTCTTCAAGAGATGGTGGATCGCTACCAACCCTTAAAGATTTACTTAGCGTGCCCTTATTCTTCAGGCTATATGAATGTTAAGAGGGAACGCTTCGAGGCTGTCACTAAAAAGGCTGCTGAACTAATGAAGAGTGGTCATACAGTTTATTCACCAATAGTATCTTGTCATTGGATGGCTATTGAGCATAACCTATCAACAGATTGGGATTATTGGAAGGAACTTGATAAGACTTTCATAGAGTGGTGTGATGAGGTTTGGGTGTTGTGCTTAGATGGTTGGAAGGAGTCTAAGGGAGTTACGGCTGAGGTTGAGATTGCTAAGGAGTTAGGGAGGAAGATTGTGTATCTTGATGTGGATGAGGTGCAGAAGGTTAAGCAAGGTCTACAGAACTTTGATAACCATTATCGAATAACATTTGCAGTACCTTCGCTAGGCCAAGGTGTTATGGCTACTACTGGAGATATTACATATAGTGCTTCGCACGGTGCTATTAGGAGTGCGATGGATAACGCTATACTTGCAGAGAGGAGGTGTAGAGGCTTATGACAATAACCTTACTACTTCTTGCATGTATAATGTTTCAATGTGTTAATACTATGCTAATGATTCGCAGTCAACGTGCTAGTCAAGCAATGTATGAATGGGTGGAACATCTTCACGAGTTAATCGAAGCTTACGGTCTAGTCGAAGACGATGAAAGGTGGAGGTGGTGAAATGTTTGAGTTAATAGCTCTCATAGTGATAGTTGTAGTTTCAGTAGTAGTGTTAATAGTGTTGGTACACTTCCAGCCAAGTAGTAGTAAACCTGTTTGGAATAGGTTTACTTTGAGATGTACTAGGTGCGGTGTAACTCGGAGAGAGTTTAGGTTGTGGTGTAATGATGATTCTTACGAGTGTACAGGGAGGTAGCTATGACTTTTAACGAAGGGTGTTGGTTCTATATGTTATTTTGTTTTGTAATACTTACCATCATGTATTGTGAATGGTTTGTAGATAGCTTCGACAAGTGGCGAAGACTTCGGAAGCTTAGATCGTTGCGCAAGTGGTACTCACATTTTGAAGAATGGGCAACTGTTGGAGAGTTGCGTATGATACTTTGGGAACGTACTGAGCATGTATACGCAGGGTACACTCAAGATCATATAGGGTTTGTTTGTAGTTTGTGGGCAGGTAGTAAGTACATAGAGGTACGTTCGTGGGATTTGCAGGATGCCATGCGTAAGGTTGCACGGTTAGCTTATCATCATTTAAGGAGAAGGTAGCTATGAGTGATAGAACTGTTGTGGAGTTTAAGTGCGATTTGTGTGGAGCTACTATGGTAGCATTACCAGGTAAGGTACCACCTAAGAAGTGGTTTCGGCCAACCTTTAACGGGAAGGTCTATGATGTTTGTGTGTATTGTGCAGACACTATTTGGGGTTTGGTGTGTACACGTAAAAATGCTAGGTAGGCATAGTCTACTAGCTCATGGATGACAAGCCGGAACCTTATCATCATTTAAGGAGAAGGTAGTTATGATCTTATTAGAGTTGTTGCAAGGTGTTGTGCTGTGTCTAACATTGTTTCTAGTTGTTAAGACATATGACCTATTGAAGCTGTTAGGCGAACATGCTAGAGGATGCCCCGTAACTGTACGTATTGAATCTGGGAGTGTGGATTGGTTGATACAGTACCCTTGGGGTAAACGTAAGGTCAAAGGTGTGTGGGTTGATAATGTAGTTATTGCAAGACAAATGTTGGACTTGTTAGAAGGGAGTGAAGGGTTATGATGTATCTATTCCTCACGTTGTCGTTCCTATTGCACGCCTACACGTTACATCGTATACAGATGTTAGACAGGCGTAGTTCAGAAGGTGCTTACGACTTAGACTCTTATCACGAATATTGGAAGCAAGGACCAACACACAATCACGACTAGCTCATGGACGACAAGCCGGAACCTTATCAATGGATTGCGGATAACTTACCCTTATGCTATAAGGTATGCCATAAGGTTTGTAGGGAACGTGCGCATTTAGTTGATGATATGTTCTCAGAGGTTGTCTTAGACCGTGTGCCTGGAATCATAGAGCGTTGGATACCAGAGAAATCAAAACTTAGTACATGGGTCTTTAACAACTTAAAATGGCATTGTTATACGTGGCTGAACCGTCGCGGTCAATGTGTAGTGTCGCTTGATGCTGAGTTCTATTCAATAGAGGATAAGATTTCAGAAACTTTCGATATGGATGACGCCGACAACGTACAATATTTAATGAGAAGCCTCACAGGTTACGAGAGAAGGATTGTAACATTGCATGTTCTATATGAGCAGACTTTTGCAGAGATAGCTAAGAGGGTCGGCGTGCGTCCGTGGAAGATTGCTAAGGTATATCAGGAGGCAATCGCCAAGTGCTCAACTCCAGGCATGTAGGTTACTATTTAGCTAAGGGCACCATCCATCCCCGCGCCTGTAAGGCTAAGAGAAGGCGGGATGGTGAGCCTTGTTGTAAGTGGGCTGTACCCGGTAGAAACTACTGTAAGTTTCATGGTGGACACGTAGGCGGTAAGGGACCAAGGGTTAATAGGTTGCCAGTATTCTACGCCAAAAGACTGTCGGGAACACTCAAACAAGTTATAGAGACTTCGTTAGATGCTCCCGTTAGTGAGCAGTGCAGTGTCTTAGAAGAGCTTGCAGTGATGCGGGAAACTGCTATGCAAGTTATGCTATTGTTTGATGTCGCTTTGACAAGTGGTAAGGAAAAGCTTATACTAAATGCGAGTATGCTTGTTAGGGATGCACTCAAGGAGATTGTAGCAACAGCTAAGGTAGCACAAGACATAGAGAACGCAGCAAGTGATAAGCTATCTGTCCATGCTCTTGGACACGTTGTTAATCAGATCGTTAAGCTTGCTTATGAGGCTTTCAAAGATGACTTACCAAAGGCTAGAGTCTTCGAGAAGCTGATACACGAGAAGTTGGTAATGCCTGTTGAGCAAGTAGGTACGAATTTAACCCCAGATCAAGACGCATTGGATATGGATTCAACGGTACCAAGTCAATGACTGCTACATCTTACCAACGAGGTTGGCCTATAAAGGCATTGGGTAAGCAATGGGTGTATGTTGATACCTGTACACCAATAACTGTTCAGAGGTCTTGTAGAAAGTGTAGGTGTATGCCTACAGACTTAGGGCATGATGCTTGTCTGGGTAGTATAGAGGGTGTTGTGTCTGCGTGTTGTGGTCATGGTATAGAGAAGCCTTTTAGGGAAGTAGAGATATGACTCCTTTAGAACGGTGGCAAATTGTAGCGGAAAAGAATGTACGCCAACATCAAGCACGTTTGCAATCAATTAGGATTAGGTTCTGGTTAATGCTGGCAGTGATTCCATGCGCTGTTGTATTGCCAATAGTTCTACGTTGGGTGATAGGGTGCTAACTAACGCTTGGACCCAGCTACGATACCATGAGCTACAAGCTAAGATGTGGCGCAGTAAGGTTAGATTCATCATTGCTGCTTGTGGTCGAGGGTCAGGCAAGACGGAGCTTGCTAGGCGTAGGATCGTTCGCTACCTTGCAGTCAGGAAGCCTTGGCCTGATCCGATCTACTTCTACGGACTACCAACATACAAGCAAGCAAAGCGTGTAGCATGGGAACAGCTACTTGCGCTAATACCACAAGATTGGTTAAAAGGTAAACCGAACATTTCCGATATGGTCGTTAAGACTATCTTCGGAAGCAAGTTATATGTTGTTGGTATGGACCAGCCACAGCGTATAGAAGGGGTACAGTGGGACGGGGGAGTCATTGATGAATCCGCGGACATTAAACCTGGGACGTTTGATCGTACTGTACTACCAGCGCTTGCACATCGCGAGGGTTGGTGCCTTCGTATAGGTGTGCCGAAGAGGTATGGTATAGGTGCGCTAGAGTTTAAGAGAGCATTCGAGGAACCTGGGGAGAAGACAGAGACATTCAACTGGCCTAGTTCTGACATACTTAGACCTGAAGAGATTGCTCTTGCAATGTCTAAGCTAGGGGCAGCAGACTTTCGTGAACAGTACGAGGCAAGCTTTGAGGATATTAGTGGTGCAATCTTCTATGCGTTTAGTGAAGCGTTAAACGTAACTGAGGATATATTGTACAACCCATCATTGCCAATATTGGTCGGCAGTGATTTCAACGTCGATCCTATGTCATGGGTAATAGGGCATCGGGTTGGTAAGGATAAGGTACATATATTCGATGAGCTATCAATCAGGAATACAAACACAAGGCAAACACTTGATGAACTTTATCGAAGATACGGACAACATTCGACGGGCTTTGAATTCTTCGGTGATGCGTCAGGTGCGGCGAGACGTTCATCTGCGGATATGTCAGATTATTTACAGATACGGAACGATACCCGGTTCTCAGGTGCAAGAGTATATTACCCACCTGCCAACCCTCGTATAGCGTCAAGGTTTGCAGCAACTAACGGATTACTCTGTAACGCTAAGCAAGAACGTAGATGTTTCATACATCCAAGATGCACACACCTTATTCAGGACTTAAAGAGCAGAGCATACAAAGAGGGTACCTCCGATCCTGATGACTATGGAGACGTGGGGCACATGACGGACGCACTTGGTTATCCTATCCACAAGCTGTTCCCTGTTCGCCTAGAGTCAACAGGAACGGATCAGATATATTCGAGCAACTAATCTAATGGCTAAGACAAAAGAGAAGACACCTTCGCAAATACTGTCTGTGCAGTTCGATGATACTTTAGCTCGAACTGTTGGCAGTGCTACTTACAAACAGTTGCGCGCGTTGCGCAAAGACCCTACGATAGCTCTTGCAAGGCAGTTAAGTATTGCTCCAATACTGGCAGCCCCTTGGTCAATAGAGGCAACTAAGGATGCGCCTGATGGTGCTAAAGAGTTTATCGACGTACAGATGGCTCCATTACGTATGCACATCTTGCGTACAGGTTTCTTAGGTTGTACAGACTTTGGTTGGCAGTCATTCGAGAAGGTGTTTGAGTTGCTGCCTAGTAGGCAGATAGGTATTAAGAAACTTAAGCCCCTATTGCATGACATATCTAGGCTACTTGTAGATAGGTCTAACGGAGCTTTGCTTGGTATCAAGCAAACTTTGGCAATGGGTAATGATATAACTCTAAGTACTGATGAAGTCCTTGTTCTATACATTGACGTAGAGGGAACTAACTGGTATGGTCAAGGTCTGTTGGAGATTGTTAAGAGTACACAAGACGATTGGGATAAGGCCAACGATGTAGCAAAGAAGTACGATAACCGCATAGCAGGTGCGCATTGGGTGGTGTCTTACCCTGAAGGTACTGCTATACATAATGGTAAAAAGGACGTAGATAACTTTGAAATTGCCTCCGATCTATTAAATACCTTAGAGTCATCTGGTAAGATAGCAATGCCAACGGGTGCAAAAAGTTTGAAGGATTCAATAGACAGGGACTTGGGAGGTGGGTGGAGCATAGATTTGCTTGATGACGGAGGGCCTAAGCAATTTTCTATGGTTGCACGGATGAAGTATTTAGATGCGTTGAAAGTACGAGCTTTTGGAATGCCTGAACGTGCAATCTTAGAGGGGCAATTCGGAACTAAGTCAGAGGCAGAACAGCACGCGGACATGGCAATTATTAACATGGAAGTTAGGCATAAGGTAGTTGTGCAACTTGTCAACTGGCATCTAGTAAATCAACTGCTACGGTTTAACTATGGTCCCGAAGCTGAGAACACAGTCTTCATATCACCTGCACCAATTGTTGATCTAGTGTTGGAGTATATCCGATCAGTGTACTCTGACATTCTAAAGAGTCCTGATGGAATACTAGTGATAGCTGATATTGATGTTAAGGCTATGGAAGATCAACTTGGAATACCTAGCAAGGAATCAGAGTAAATGTCTGGGCAAGTTACTAAGGATGATTGTGCATCTTATCGTAAGACTTTCGGTAGGATTAACGGTGTGCTGTTTACGTGCATAGGGCTAGGTCTTGCAACAATTGGTGGCGCTGCATGGGCAGGGTACTCTGCTAAGTCGGAGTTGCATACACATCAAGAAGTTCAGGTTGAACATGATAAACATATAGATGAAAGTCTTGCGGAGATTAAGGCATTGTTAATTAGGTTAGATGAGAAACTTCCCTAAAGAAAGAGAGGTGTGCTGTGGAATGGATTATGATTATTACGGCTATTATCGAGGCAATTCAAGAGTGCCAAGAGAATCGCGATCGCGATGACATTGAGGCTGGGTTGAATAAGCCTGGACCCCGAGAACGATGGGCTATTCGCAGAATCCTTATACAAGAGAAAGGTTTGCGGGGTAAGAAGTTGTGGAGGAAAGTAGACGAGGGTATGAATGAATTACGTGCTCTGGATTCTGAGGATATTCAAAGAGTCATGGCTTCGGTTCCTATGCCTGAGGGACAGTAGCTTAACTACGGGAAGCCCACGTTGACCGCCTACAGGGAGTGTGCGTGCTGCCACACTGTAGCGCGGTCCGTGGGTTTTTCTTCACCAAAACATGGGAGGACACTATGCGCGCATTACTTCTTACATTACTATTAGCAACTACTGCATTCGCACAGCCACAACAACCAGGGGACGTAGCCGCACCTGTTGTCAAAGTTAAGAAGAGGGGTCGAATTAAACCCTCGATAGGTTTAGCAAAGGCTGTATTAAGTGTTCCTGAGAAGGTGAAGTCAGGCACACTACTTGTATTGGACATAACGGGTACTTCAGAAGGTGATGTGACGTTACACTTCTGGCCTAGTATATCCGACGAGGCAGTCAAGTATGATACGGGTAAGAAGTTAATCTATGTGTCTGTGCATAGTCATAACAAGTTTCTTGTGCCCTATTCTGTAACACTGCGCATTGAGTCAGGAGGTCATACAGCTATGGCTGTGGCAGTGTTCAATATCATTCCAGAAGGTGATGATATTCCTCCTCCGATAGATGCGGGCATTACTAAAAAGCTTATCAATAAGTGGCTTGCAAGTGTGCCTGAGTCGGTACGTAGTAGCGTAGTAACTGATCCCGTTACAAATGAGAAGTACACAAGACAACAGGCAGTAGGTAAGACTTTCTCAGGGATAGGTGCGAAAGTTGAGGAGTTGGGTTCAGTACGTGCTGCTAATGTTATGTTGACCAATGGATTAGCTACTGCGTTCGGTGACTCAGCAGATAAGTGGGAACCTTTTGCGGAGTTTGTTGATAAGGCTTTGGAGGATGTAACAAGTCTCGCTAAGTATGGTCAAGCAATTTCTCTTATAGGCGAGACGTTGCAGTAAGGTAAAGTTATGGTACGCCGAGATCGAGTTCGTAAGGCTCAAGAGTTAGCAGCGGAGATTAAACGGTTGTATGGCATCATGGATAAGTTGCCAAAGCTGGCGGACGGTCTGCCAACATTCTTAGACGAGACAGTGTGGAACATCTATGACGGACGGATTATAGAGCGTCGTGTTCTCTATACTGATGACGGATTCCAGGCTTTCAGCCGGCAAGTAGCTGAGCGCGATGCGCCTTTCTGCTGCCCTATTTCCGGTTGTTATAGTACCTATGAAGCTGCCGAAGCTACAAGGGAGAAATAATGAAGGATCAAGAAGTAATTGAACTGCTATTGAAGACTGGTCATCTGAAGTTCCCATTTGGTGATAGGCAGGAGGTTCCCCAAGATACGTTTGCGTTGACCCTAGCGCATCCAGTAATTGAGAAAGCTGTAGCAAGTTACCAAGACTTTATGGTAGAGTGTCTTGATCCTTTGTGCTTAAAACATCATGGACGGCCAGCTAGGAGTAATGGAGTTAGTGGCCCTGCTACTGCTGAGCTATTTGAGATATCAAGATGTGAGTACCCTGATTATGGTGAAGAGGTTCGCCCGCGTAACGTGCAAGCTGCGATTGGTAGTGGGTCGTGGAAAGGTTGCCACGACATTGGTGATTACCACGCGGCAACTATGTTCATTGATACCAAGAACATGCCATCGTTTTGGGAGAAGATACTAGAGACTGTATGGGGCAGGTTCGTAGCTGCTAATGCCGAGATCGGAATGCAGTGGATACGTACAGACGATAGAGAGAATGCCAATACCACCCTATCGTTTACGCTTGGCAGAAAGCCCTGGATAGGTCTGGCGATTGTTGGTAGTAATGAGTCTTGTAGTAGTAAGATATGGTTGCAGCTCTTAGCTTCTTATGAGCCCCAAGATTTAGTAGCTATGCTAACGGAGTTGCTACTGCATGAGGGCGGACATAACATGGGACTATACCATACTCGTGGTGGGATTATGTCGGCAACTATTGTGCGCGGGTTGCCTGCATCTTGGAAAGGTGATCCTTCGGAGTCTATTCTGCATAAGCTTTACGGAGGTGTGCCGATACCTGATAATAGGTCAGATGAATATTGGGTTACACAATGTTATAAATCCAACAGAGGTAGAGAGGTATGTGTGCCACTGTTTCCGCCTATCTTAGTCGAGAATTAACATGCGCATTTTAACAGCTTGCATTGTCTGGTTTATGTGTTCGCCACTATATGGCGGTCCAGTAATGGACGCTATTAGGTTGGCATCCTCTAACATTGATACTTTTGAGGTTACGACAGTCAAGGGCGGTAAGGTGTTGTTGCAATTGGAACAGCCTACTAGATCAAAACCGGATGTTAGCTTATCAACGGGTCCAACCCTTAGGCCGGATGTAGGTTGTAGGTTGTCTACTTGTGGTATGTGTGTCTTGAATAGTTTAGCGAATCACGGACAGAGTTACGACTATCTGAAGACGTTGACCAATATTGAACGGATGAGACTGCACTACCGTTTGCATAACGATGTAGGTTTCGAGGGAACTATCGGAACAGTTCAACGTGTTACTAATAATGGAAGTCATGTACAAAAGAAAGGCATCTTGCGAAAGTTGCTTGGTAGGTAATCATGAAAAGTTATATACTTGTAGCCAACTTCTTTCTATGTACTTCAATACTCCAAGCCGGAGAATCCCACTACGTCACGACTCCACCTGATGTTGTGGTGGCTATGTTAGATTCTGTTGATGTGACGGTTGTTGATATGGTAGTTGATTTGGGTTGCGGTGACGGTCGCATTCCAATCATTGCTGCTGCCAAGTACGGGGTTAAGGCTGTAGGTATCGAGTTAGACTCTAAGATTGCAGCAATTGCTAAACAGAATGTGAAGCGTAATAGCCTCAGTCATTTGGTAGAAATCCGGCAAGGTGATATACTACAAATGAAGTGGGGTGAGTCACGACAAGTTGTGACTGTCTATCTTGATCCTGAATTGTTACGAAAGTTGGTGCCAGTTCTTAGTAGGTTGCCAATTGGTTCTAGGATAGTTAGTCACCAACATCCTATACTAGGCTGGGCGCAAGGGCAGGTCATCGAGTTACGTAGGCATAAGTTGTATCGTTATCGTGTGATACAGAAGACCCGAAAGCAAAAGGTCTGCGGTCCAAGAGGTTGTACGTATGTAGATGTGAACTACAAGGTGATTGAGGGTTATTGAGTTAATGCCTCACACTGTAATAATTCGTCGAATAGACTTAGATACTAGGTTAGTAGAGCGTAAAGCGGTTCGAGCTATCGTTCCAATGATTGGAATATTGCGGGGTAGGATCGTTGCACAAGCTAGTATCAAAGAAGTATCCGCGGAGTTGGTAGAACTTCTTACGGACGTTGCGCTCTTTTCCCATCTTCTTGGGATGAAACGGTCGTTTAGCCTACGGCCTAAAAGCAAGTCATTGTCTCTTAGTCTCTTGACGGCATCTGTTAAAGCGTTGGAGGATCAGTTAGGTGTAGCTACAAAGGTATTAAAGGCGCAGTATGTACGTAATGTTTTGAAGTCTGTTAAGGATTTTACCAAGCCTGCTGAGGAGGAGATACGAGACGAGTTGATAATCGCACAGAAAGAGGGTCTGCATGTATCACCAACTATTAAGAACTTGCAGGCTAGGTTCGACGAAATGAATGTCAAGGCTAACGCGGAGACGTTAGTAAGAACACAAACACAGTTAGCATATAACGCAGGACGTTGGCAAGCAGACCAAGACCCTGTTATTCAGGAGATACTATGGGGTTATGAATACGTTGCTATTACTGATGATAGAGTTAGGCCAGAACATGAAGCGTTCGACGGAACCATACTACCAAAGGAAGACCCTTTCTGGAAAACTAACTGGCCGCCGAATGGTTGGAACTGTCGCTGTACTACTATACCCCTTTTCGAGCCGGAGAGAAAGAAGGCGCCAAGCAAGTTGCCCGATGGTAGTGTAGCCACACCTGATAAAGGGTTTGTAGGTAATTCGGGTGTAGCTGTAGTGAAGCCAAGAGCATTCTTGACCCCTGCGCAAGAAGCTTTCCAAGAGGGTGTAAGAAAGGAGAAGGCTGCTAGAAGACAAAAGGATCTTGAAAAGCGGGGCATACGAAAGCCCAAGCCCAAGGTTGTTAAGCCCAAGCCCAAGGTTGTTAAGCCCAAGCCTTTAACGAAAACAGAGAAGTTGCGAAAGCAGTTAGAGGAACAGCGTAAGGAAGGCGCTAAGAGGTTGATTGCACTTGAGAAGAAGTTAGCCACGTCTACTAAGCTGCGGGAAGATGCTGAGGAGAAGATGGCTAAGACTATAGCTAGAGCTGGGAAGGTTCCTAGTAAGCCTAAAGTCCAACCTCGCGAGGCTACTAGGTTTAGGGGATATACGAAACAGGAACAGAAAGTTGTTGAACAGAGGTTGGAGAAGTCTATTACAAGATTGGATCGTATTGTTGGGAAGCATTCCGAAGGTGCTGTTAAACAGATTACGCTTTTTAATGGTGACAACGTCAGTTCAAAGCATGTGGGTGCAGCAGGAGAGTTTCACCCTGATAAACGGATGGCTATTGCTACTAAGCGTGCAACACCCACAAGTAAAAAGCCCACAATAGGTGTTGATAAGAGTATAAAGACCGCAACGAAGTTCGCGAAGAAGCGTAAAAAGCTGTTCTATACCGTAGGGGAAAGTGTTGCTGATGTAACAAGGCATGAGTATGGCCATGCTATGCACGAGCAAGTTTGGAAAAGTGAAGGTGATAGGGCAGAGTTTTTTGCAATTTACACAAAGAATAGAAACGACGTTTCTTATTACGCCGCAACAAATCAACACGAATTTTTTGCGGAGAGTTTTGGAGCATGGACACATCCAAACTACGAACAGGGGACACTTCCTAAGGATGTAGAGAAATACCTTGAAAGGCAATTCAAATGATGATACAACCTAAATGTCATATGCGAGAGTGCATACACTTTATAGGTGTGGTTGAGGAGGAGATAGAGACTGACCAACGTGTAACTTGTGTTGCATTCCCTAAGGGTATTCCAGATGTTATTGCTTACGGTGATAACTTACATCTTAAGCCTTTCAAGGGTGATAATGGAATACGGTTTGAGAAACTTCCGGTATCGTAGCTGACCACAACATATAATAGAAGTATGAGCACTGCACGTGTATACAATTCGCCGAGCAAGGAAGAATGGGCTTTAGCAGATAAGGATGATCCGCTTACGTTTCGTAAGGAGGTTATTCCGGTTGGTGAGTTTACTCTCAAGGATCTTGAAGGCAATCGTTTTCAAGATACTGTAGATATTGAAGATATTCAGCACTGGTCTAATACCTTTGCTCTAATGTCTGATGCAGGTGTTAGTGTACCTCTTCCCTTAGATCATACGTTTGATCCCGAACAGAATCGAGGACAAGTTACTGCGCTTGATGTTACCAAGAATGCAAAAGGTGTTGATGCCTTATTTGCTACGGTCAAGTTCAGGGATGAAGAGGCAGCTAAGCTTGCTTTAACATCTGATGTAAGTATCTATGTTCCTACCAAGCCTGTTATAGATGGTAAAGGTAACGTCTATAATAGACCTATTCAACACATAGCTTTGACTGATTATCCTTGTATACCCGGACTTGAGGGATTCAAGGCAATAGCTGCGTCGTTAGTTGTAAAGAAACCTAAATCAAAAACGGAGCCAAGAGACATGGCCCTTTCCGATGTTGCTAAGAAGATCGGTGTGAAGTTCGACGATGGTGCTGACGATGGTACCATCGAAAAAGCTCTTGTGTCTTTTGTTGCAGGCTTGAAGAAGTCCGCAAAGGATGCTAAGAAAACATCTAAGCCTATTGCCGCAGCTATCATGGATGTTGTTCGTGAGAACAGGGAGAACAAGGTCAAAGGTCTTGTTGATAGTGGCAAGATTACTCCGGCAGTTGCCAAAGATTTGACGGAGCAGTTCTGCGGAGATACGTCGCTATCTCTATCTCTACAAGATGAACCTGTTGATGATGGGTTCAAAGGGATTGCTGCAGCGCTTACTAAGAATGAAGAGGTTACTTCGTTTAAGGAAAAGAGCGGTCCACAGGCTACTCTTGATAAGGATGGAAACCCTAAGAAGTCTGGGTTGGTCTTGAGTGCTGAGAAGATTGCAAAATCCGCTAAGTAGTTCATACAAACATACTCACAAGTCTTGAGGAGCATTTATCATGGGTAGGTCTTCCACCCTTACACGCACTCCCCCCAAAGTTATTGGCGATGTTGTTCGGGAGTTGTTCAGCAATCGCTTTAACTTCGAGACAAAGAAGATTCAGACGGGTCAGAACTTGGCTGTTGGAGATGTGTGCCAAGAAGTAAGTAGTGAGATGTTGGACATATCTGCTGCTGTTAATGAGGTTCAAACTATTACTATTGGTGGGACACATACAGGTGGAACGCTTTTCCTCCATGTACCAACGGCTGCCGGAGAGATTAGTCGAACGGTTGCTTGCGCATGGTCTGCTACAGAAGCGACTATGACTGCAACGATTCAGGCAGCGCTTGACACCGTCTGTGGTTCTAATGGCATTGTTCTTACAGAGATTGCTAATACTGCTGCAATCGTTATGGTTCTTACTTTCAGTGGTACAGGCTTTGCTGGAAAGACTTTCGATGCTGTAGACGTTGACGATATTGCATTGACGGGTACGGATGGCAGTGTTATCAATGTTAAGACGACTACAGGCAAAGCCTCTGGTGGCAATGCTTCTGCTATCTGTCTTGAAGACCCTGACCTAACTGTTGACGAAGTACAGAACATTGTTATGGTAGGTGCTGGTACGGATGATACGTATACCCTTACATTTATGAAGGAGTCTACGGGTGCAGTAGTAAGCACCACTGCACTAAATCACGATGACGCCCTTTCTGTAATCAACACGGCTATTGATGTTGCAACAGGCAATACTTCGGATATTGTTGCAACAGGGGATATTCCTAGTGCTACGGGAACGCTTGTCTTAACATTCAGCGGTGGTGAGTATGCTGGGAAGTCATGGCGACTTGTTACGTCTACAATTGGAGATTTAACGGGTGTAACCAGTGTAACGATTACTCGTGATACTACAGGTGGGGGCGGAGAAGCACTGTTCGCAGTTCGGGGTCCGCTGATTGTAGCCAAGGACCAACTCGACTACAACTCTCAAACGGAAGCCAATGCTGACGCAGCCCTGAAAGCTTTGGGTATTGTTCCGATTGCTGAGCTTACGGTTTCGACACAAACTACGTAATTATAAGGTAGACCAATCTGATGGCGAACGCATTAGATGTTTTCAAGACGGACGACTTCAGCCTCGTATCAATGACCGAGGCTATTGAGTTGCTTCCTCATGTACCCTCAAGAATTGAGCAGCTAGGGCTGTTTGATACTGAGCCTATTGCGACTACGGTTATCAAAGTCGAATACTTGAATGGTACTCTCGGTCTAGTGAAAACTGCAAAGCGCGGTGATCCTGGGCAAGAGATGAATCGAGAGACCCGCAATTCTCGTAGGTTTGAGGCAACGCATCTACCCTTGCATGATATTGTCTTGGCAGATGATGTACAGGGTGTTAGGTCGTTTGGGTCTGACAATGAGACTGACGCTGTAAACGAGGTTGTCAACCGTCGTCTGGAAAAGATGAAGCAGCATCTAGTAACTACGGGAGAGTTTCATCGTGCAAAGGCTATTCAGGGATTGCTCCTTGATGCGGATGGCACGCCAATTTATGATTGGTGGGATGAGTACAGCCTGACTGAGCAGACCAAGGACTTCGTGTTTGGAACGGCTGCTACGAAGATTCGCACCAAGTGCCTAGAAGTTAAGGGACAGATTGAAACGGCATTGGGCGGCGTTGTTTACGATCATATCCATGCCTTGTGTGGGCCCACGTTTTTCCGTGCATTGATTGACCATGCTAATGTTACGGCGGCCTATGCAAGGTTTGATAGTAGCGTGATGCTGCGAAATGATCCGCGGGCAGGTTTCCCTTATGGCGATATTATCTTTGAGGAGTATCGTGGATCAGTTGCGAGCCAAACATTTATTCCTGCAGGAGATGCTAGGTTCTTTCCTGTAGGTGTTCGGGGATTGTTTAGAACACACTTTTCACCTGCGCCCTATGTTGAGACTGTCAATACTCTTGGCCGTGAATTCTATGCTAAGCAAGAATTGTTGAAGTTTGGCAAAGGTGTGGAACTTGAAGCGCAGAGTAATCCCTTCAGTTATTGTACCCGTCCCTTTGTTTTGGTTCGTGGGTTCTCGTCTACTTAATACAACGGCTGCGTTGCATGGGTCTTAGGCCGTCGGTCAACTACCAGTAGGCCGACGGTCTTTTTCTATACTTGGAGAGTAGCTATGAAATACTTGTTAGCGTTTCTGTTACTATGTGGTTCAGTCTTTGGACAGATTTCCCCATCGCTTCTTGACGGAGAGACTAACTCTATTGCAATTGTTAATGATACTGAGCGAAGGCTCCATGCGGGTAAACTTTTTACGTATTCCGTAACACAGTTACTAGATGACATTGCTGTTAAACAAGTGGCCCACTTGACCCCTGGAGGAACTGTAGACGACGGGGATATTTTTACTATCATAATCGAGGATGCTTCTGTTGTTGTTGTGGTCGATGGCGAGGCTAACATAGCCGAAATTGTCGATACAATGGTGACGGATTGTGAGGCGTCAACCAACAATTATTTTGCTGACATTGCTTGGACTGATGGCACTACTCATTTAATCGCAACTGCGGGTGTTGCCGGTCGTGGTTTTGTTGTTACTGAAACGGTTGAAGATGTTGAAGGGGGAACTGATGATGCTACCTTTGTGGTTTCTTTAGAGGAAACTCCTAACACCCCCAAGATACTAGATTTTCTGATTAAGACCGGAGCAAAGAGGGTACATATAGTTTTCATTGCTACAGGCGAAAAGGTAACAACTGTGAAGCTACATACAAACACACTCCGATTTCCAGGTATTGTACAGGATACATATAATCGGAAGTTGGGGGCAGGGTCACCACTAACAACGATTTCTAAGTACCCGACAAGGGCCACAGCATTTAATGGGGTGAATGTTCCATTCATTACTACGTTTGGTCTTGCTACTGGAATTGGTGCAGGTGCAGTTATATCTGGGGGACACTCACGAGATCAGGATGAGTGGATAATGCCAGCTAGTGAGTCATGGCTAATAACTATTGAGACAACTACTGATGATAACCAGGCTAACTTTCAGATCAATTGGTATGAGATAGCCGAATAGTAGCATCAAGGAAATGACAACGCAGTTGGTGTCTCCTGGCAGGAGACACTCTTCAATAGCGGCATCGGAGGCGCTACGTCAATGACGATCGGCATCGAGGCCATGCAGATCACGCAAGCCGAAGCCGATTCACGACGGGATGCGTTGCGGACGTTTTGTGCTTGTGAGAAAGCTGCGGCGATTGTAGGCTTGCAACGCCGGCTGAAGTACGCGGGTTATACGGAGAACGTGGTATGAGTAACACGATTCCTAATTGGGGTGCAGCAATAGTTCTGTTAGATAACGAACCTGTTGACGTTGGCGAAACAATTGCCGACCATGCTGCCAATGCAGAATGGGATCTAACAAGTAAGCGTGGAGGGATGTTATTCCTTTATGTGGGTAGAGAAGCGACTGGAACGGTTACCGGTTTGCCTGTGCGAATAAATGTGCGACGAAATGCCGATGATGGTCCATCCGTCAACAGCAGCTTATCGCGAGTTGGTGGTGCCGTGTCGGCTAATGCAACAACCATCAATGTCAATAGTTCTGGCCAAATTCTGCAAGTAGCTAGTGTATCCGGTTTTGCGGCTGGCGATTTTATTGTTGTTGGTGATATGGCAGTAGGCACACGAGTCGAGTTCGCACGTGTGGCTAAAGTCGTGGCCAGTACGTTGGTATTAGATGATTTAATGAAAGGCCCTCACACATCGGCCCAAGCTGACGTTGTAACAAATCAAGCCGACCTATGGCAGATGTGGGTGCCTGGCGGTGTAAATGTCACGATTCAAGCCGACTATGGTGCTGGCGGCGGACCTGATGTTGTCATTCGTGCGGTTGGACAAATCTACACCGGTGAAACAACAACCTAATGCACGCATTTCCAACCGCACCGCCTGGAATCTTCATGCTCGACGGTAATAAGCCTTCGCCGCATGGGTATGGGATCAATGAGGGTGATTCGTTGGAGGACAATCTTTGTCTCTATTCCCCGTTTTGGGAGAACGCAGGTTCCCGCAGTCAGAGCGTAGTCGGCGATGGTACGGCTGACGGAACAAACATCGGCACAACATGGGTAACCAAGCCACGTGGACCTGTGCTCGATTTCGGAGGTCTTGGTGATGCGTTCCGCGTTGACATTCCTTTCAGTGACGCACTCGATATGGGTGGTGCGACAGAAGCGACTTGGTCGGTGTGGTCTACCGTTAGAAGTCTGGATGGCGCTCGCGATTCGAGATTTCTTGACCATCATGGAGCGACGACTGGCAACTCGTGGGGTTGGGCCTATGGTCCCGAAGGCGGCGGGACATTGGGAATGGGACTGTTTATCAACGCTACGTCTGGCAATTGGAACATGCTGTCCGATAATTCAATAGTCACGTTAGACGAGTGCCACCTATACACCGTAACTTGGCGAGGTGGTGACCATTGCCGATTCTACCTTGATGGGAAATTCTTTAGTAACGGCGACAAGGTTGCTGCCGGACCAATTGCGACCGTGGCAGGCACCGCAGATGAACGAAAAATCTATATTGGTGATCGAGACCCCGCCGATGCAACGCGAGCATTAGATGGGCAGATCGAGAGCGTTGCGATCTGGAATCGTGCTCTTGAGACTAGTGAAATCAAAAAACTGTTTTCCGAGCCATTCGGTCTAATCACACCTGGCACGCAGACGATTTCGGTTGAAGTGGCAGCAGCGGGCGGCCGAAAGAATCCTCTTAACATGCCTCTGACGTTCCCGATTGGAGGCCCACTGTGAGCG